CTAGAGATATTAATACAGCTAATAATCAAGGACGTTTGAGAAGTTCATATTTTATTGTAACTTTATACTTTGACAATCGAAATAATCAGCAGTTAATAATGAATAATTTAATGTCTTACTACGATGTACAAATGTTCTAATGAAAAAGTTAGCTAAAAATATACCGACCTATTATAACTTCCCAGGAACTCCTATTTTCAGAGATACTACTGCTCTTCCCTTTGCAGACGGAGGCCCACTACACGATAGAGATATTAATGGTAGATTATTAAACAGCACTTACGCTAGTCCTTTAGGAAATATGTATAGAGAAGGGGGACCTTTTGGAGAAGACCAAGGAACCTTCGATTATGCATCTAGTGTATATGCATCTCAGCCAGGAAATTATTTTAAAGACGGAGGACAGTTCCAAGGTAAATATTCATTACCTGAAGACAGTTTTAAACAAGGAGGAAATAATCTGCACAACAGCGTTTATGCTTCTTCTCCTCAGCAGTATCCCGCTGTATATAACTTTGGAGGTACTTTAGGAGATAATCTTTCTACTAGACAACAAATGTATATGCCACTCGACCACATCACTCGCACGGGCGGGAGCATATTATCGATGTCTAATACACCTGAGATGTCAGGAGAAGGTAAAGACTTAGTATATGCAAACGGAGGAGCTTTAAATAATTCTTACGCAGGAGGAGGACAAATATATACTTACGCAGGAAGACCAGGTGCTGAATATAGAAAAAGTGCAAGTGGTTGGACAATAAGAACTGCTAATACTAACGGAGCTTTTATTGCGGTACAAGACCCTACTGGAAAACGTACAGCATTATTAAATGCACAAGCTAAACCTTTAGTAGGTAAATCTGCATACATAGACCCAACTTCTTTCACACATCCTGATGCTGGAGCTACAAATGTTTTATTTCAAAAACCTGCAAAACAAATACCTAATTCAAAGTATAATAAAAATACTCCAATTAATTATCAAGAAAAATTAAAACCTGTTGTTGCAGATAATACAAGAGATGTAACTGCTGATCAAACATTAGCAGCTATACAAAATGCAGCATACATGGAGTCTCCTGAATATAAAGCACAACAAAAAGCTGAAAAGGAAGCACAAGCTAAATTTAAAAAAGAACAATGGGACAAGTATAATAAAATGTCTTTTGGTGAAAAAGTATTAGATAGAACTAATGCTGCTTTAAATCAACCTTTGTTAATGGCAGCAAATTTAATACTGGGTGACCAAGCTTATATACCTGGAATGGCAGAAGGTTTAGGAGAAGAAGGTCCTGATTATGATAAATGGTTAAAGGCTACTGGACAAGAAAGAGGCTTAGGTATTAATGATGTATTTAGTGTATGGAATCCTGGCAATTGGGGAGGACATGCAGGAAGAGAATATGGAGAAGGTAATTATATACAAGGAGCAACAGAATTAGGTTTAGGTTTATTAGGATTAAAAGGTGCACCATTAATGGGTAATCAATTAGCAAAAAGTTATGCTAATAAATTAATAAACATAGAAGGAAAATTACCACAGTCTTCTTTTATAAATGAAGTCATAGCAAGTAAAACTCCTGGTAGACAAGAAACATTACGAGAAGCTGAAAATTGGACAAAAGATTGGGTGCAACATCCTGCTACTCAAGAAAAAATATTAAATAGTTATAAAGAAGGTTTAAAATTATCTGATAATCACTCTGTATTTGGTAAAGTTGCTGATTCACCTGTTGCTAAACATAATTTAGAAGAAGCAATTAAATTTTCTAGTGGATACGATCCTTCAGGAAGATTACAAGAATACCCTTTATTAAATCAATTTGTAGAATATCCACAGTTAAATAACCCTAATATTCATAAAGGAAATTTAGGAGTTAGTTATACTCACAATGATATTCCTGGAGAATTTCTGCCTTTTGAAAAAAATACTAATACTTTTATTCCAAATGGCCCTTTCTCTCCTCCCCCTCCGCCTTCTCCTGATACCTTTTTTAATTTTAATTATCCTAACGCATTAGCTACTACCCCTGCACATACTAGACATGGTAATTGGATTTCAAGAACTTTAAGTCCTGAAAAACGTTTAAGTACAGGAGTACATGAATTAGGACATGATTGGTTAAAAGAAAAAACTTTAAAATTGACAGATCAAGAAAAAATTATTAAAGATGCAATAGATTTTGACCGTGTTAATAGCCTTAAAAAAGAACATCCAGATTATCATGAACATATCGATTATTTAATTGATCCGACAGAAATACATGCACGATTAATGGAAAGTAGAAAACATTTTAATTTAACTCCTAGTGATGTTATAACTTCTGAACAAGCTGACGATATGTTAAATGAAATATATCATGGTCGAACACCCATAAATAAAAATTTTCCTGAGATAATAAAAAATAGTAAAGCAGCTGCTAATTTATTTAATAAAGCATGGGGAGTAGTTCCTGCAGCAGGAATAGCAACTTTATTAGCAAATCCTTGGCAACAAGAACCTAAAGGATTATAATATTAAAAAAATAAATAAAAAATTGTATCTTTACACATAAAATTACGTATATGCCAGAAGATTTAACTTACGGAGATTTACCACCTAACGTAGAAGCCTACTTAAGTAGACCAGGAGTAAATAGAGAGAAAGCTTTACAATGGTTTAGCTTAGGAATATCTGAACCTCAAACTTATAACCAAGCTAAGTTATTAGCAGAGGCTGTGGGTAATTCCCCTGAACAAGCTAAAGTAGTTGCTGGACAATGGCAATTTGAATCTGGAGGAGGTGTTCATATGGGAGCTAATTATAATTATTTTGGAATACAAGCTCATACTCAAGCTGTTAGAGATAGATTAATTGCTAGAGGTATTAACGTAGGAGTAGGCGCTCTTACAGGTACCCCTGAAGTACGTGATGGAAAAACAGTACCTACTACGAATAAATTTATGGCTTTTGATAATGCCTTTGACGGCTTTCAAGCTCATAGAGTATTTTTAGAAACAAATAGTAACTACAAAGACGCTTTATTAGCGGAAACAGCTAAAGACTTTGCTAAAGGATTAGAGAAAGCAGGTTATGCAACTGCTACTAATTACGGAACAACTCTTTATAATAACTATGTACTGCCTAAAGAAAAGAGTCCTCTTTCTGGAGACACAAGACCTAAAAGCTTTGGCCCTACCACATCTAAAGTAAAACTAGGTACTTCTGAAGCAGGACAAACTCCTGAGATAGTTCCTGCTTTACCCACTAAACCTTTAGAACTAATAGAAACAAATACACTTGGAGTACGACCAGAAATCTCAACTAGTCCTGCCCAAGCCGATTACATACCTACTAATTCTGCACCTGTAGTTATTCCTGCAAGCGAGGCCATGCAAATGAGCGCTCCTAAAGGATGGTTCGGTAGCGGTAAATCAACTTTTAATGCTATGGGAGGATCTCTAAATAACTCAGGATTTCATGCACTACCTAAAGAAGTGCAAAATAAAATTAGGACTAATATGCACAATAAACGTTTTGCTGAAGGAGGTCCAATGGGGCAACTTACTGAATTTAATTCAGGAGGTTCTCACGAAGAAAGTCCTTTAGGAGGAATACCTCAAGGACAAGCTCCTGACGGAGGAACTAACTTAGTAGAACAAGGAGAGACTAAATTAAATGCTGCCGATTATATATTTTCTAAGACTTTAAAAATAGATAAAGAAACTGCACAAGAATTTAATCTTAAGCCTAATTTTGTAAATAAGGATTTTGCCGAAGCTTCTAAAATTGCTAATAGAAAAGATTCTCGTAGAGAAAATGATACTATAGAAACTAATGCTATTCAAAGAGATTTAGATAATCTAATGAATGCTCAAGAAGCATTTAAACAAAAAGCTGTAGAGAAGAAACTAGCAGAGATTCAAGCTCTTGACCCTAATGCATTAGAACAAATAGCACAATCTTATCAACCTCAAGGAATGCCTCCTCAAGGAATGGAACAAGGTATGCCTCAAGAGCAAATGCCTCAAGGACAACCATCTCCTGAAGAAATGATGATGATGCAACAGCAAGGTCAAGGACAACCTCCTATGGATCCTGCAATGATGCAACAAATGATGGCACAGCAACAAGGTGCCCCACAAATGCCTATGCAATACGGAGGTCCTATGTCTTACAAGTGCGGAGGAGGAATGTATGAATATGGCGGACATTTAATAGATGAACACTCTTATAAAGGAGGAGGAGTAGTACGTGCTATAGGTACAGGATTATCTGCGGCTGCTCCATTAATTGCTAAAATTCCTGGATACGGTACTGCAATAGGTGCAGTAGCAGGAGGTTTAGGAGCAGGATTAGGAAATGTAGGTACAGGTGCAGACTTTAAAGAAGTTGCTAGAGACGTTGCTTTTGGAGCAGGTAAAGCCGCTGCTTCTACTATTCCTGGAGGAGGTGCTTTAGTAGGCGCTGCTGAAGGTATAGTAAATAATAATATAACAGACACAAGTGAAAAAGAAACTGCAGAAAGATTAGCCAATGACCCTAATGCAGCTGCAGCTATTGCTAAAGAACAAAGAACTAATAGTTTAATTAACACAGGGATAGGTGCTTTAGGAAGTGTAGTTGCTAGTACTAAAAAAGACGATGCTATTACACCTGTTGCACCAACAGCAACACCAGCTCCTGCAATGCCAGCAATGCCAGTAAACGATGCAATGATGATGCCAACTGCAACTACTACTATGCCTTTGCCTATGCAATCAGTAGATGTTCTTAATAAATACGGAGGTAGTATGTATCAATATGGTGGAGATTTATCTAGACAGTTTTATGGTGGAGGTACTATGCCAGGGTCTAATTTTAATGATTCTGGAAATTATTATGGTTTAAATAATCAAGGACTTACTACAAATGGTTTAAATACTCAACAAGCTACTGGAAATAATGGATTATCTGGAGGACAATATGCTCAAATGGGTTTATCTGCAGTAAATGCAGGGGCTGATATAAATAGAATAAATAAATCCGATATGAGTCAAGATGCAAAAACATCAGCATACGGAGATACAGCTAGTCAAATAGGAGATAGTACAGTACAAACAATCTTCCCTGCTCTAGCACCTGCTTTTGCAGCAAAGAATGCATATCAAGGAATGTTAACTTCAAATGTCAATCCTGAAACTGGAGAGAAAGCTTATAAAAAAGGCTTTCAAGCTTCTTCAAATGAGGCAGTGACTCCTATACATACAAGACAAATTAAAGGAATTACCGATTTTGCTAAAGATACATCTGCTCAAAATTTCGGTAAAATGGCGTGGAATCTTATGGATCCAGGTAGTGCTCAATTATTTGATTCTGCTAAAGGGATTTGGGGTAAAGATAAATATGCAGAGAATCAAACTGCCATAGACCTAAATCAAGCCTCTCAAGCAGAAGCATATAACCAACAACAATTAGCTGCACAACAACAACAACAAAATATGATTAATAGTGCTGTTCAAGCAGGTATAGCAGGTTATAATCAACAACCACAAGATGATATTAATTCTAATTTTGCTAAATACGGAGGACATCAATTCTCTACTGCATACCCCAACTTTAAAAACAGTGCAGGTCCTATGGGACAAGGCTTAAGTAATCTATATGCTGCAGGAGGAATGTTTGATGGTCCAGGTGATCCCCCTGTAACTGCTGCTGCAAGCACTACTAGCAAAGGAACATTAAATCCTAATTACGCTGCTCAATTAAAATTATATAATGAGACAATGGCAGGTAATAAAAGTATCCATAATACTAAAATTCTTATAGATCCAAAAGACCCCGTATATCGTGATGCTTTTGATGCTTCAGGAGCTTATAAAGTTGATGAATCAACAGGACTCCGCCCAACGGCTATATATAAATCAAACGCATCCGCTGGGTATGGCGGGGGGACTTTTATTGACCCTGCAAAACCTTTAGAATATTTACCTACTCCCCCTGCGCCTGCAGCTTCTACAGGAGGTACTGCGGGATTTACTTCAGCTAATCAAGGAATAGCAATGCCTGAAAGAGGTAATACTATGAATGGAAATACTATGGTAGCTAATTATCAGTATCCTCAATATATAGCAGAAGCAGCTAATTCTCCTGAAGCAATAGCACATAGAGATGCTGTTAATGCAGAGAGAGCTGCAAGTGTTGCAAGAATTGCAAATGCAGGACCTCAAACAGCAGAAACTACTCAAGAAAGATTAGCAAGAGAACGAGCAGAATATATGGCTAAAAATCAAGGAGGTAATAACTTTGCTATGGGAGGTAATATGAATCATTACTTTGATCCAGGAGGAGGACTCCGAAGAGATACTTTTGGTAATATTCTTCCTTATAAGCCTAGTTTACAAACTCCTACAATGATAAATCCTTGGACACAAAATAATGGATTACAATCTTCACTAGGATTAAGCAATGAAAATTATAATAATAAAAGTTTAAATACTCCTATAGAAGGATTTAAAACTGGACAAGATACTGTAAAGTCTAATTACGAAAATAGAGAAAGTTTAGGAGCATTTGCTGCTAATATGGCTCCTATTGCTTATAACGCTTATCAAGGATTCTTGGCTAAACAAATGCCTTTGCCTGAAAACATGGCTGCGCAATATGACCCTTACTTACAAAATGTTAATCCGCAGTTACGAGCGGCACAAGAAGAAGCAGCACATGCTTATGCAGCATTAAGAAACATGGGTAATCCAGGAGCAGTTGCTGCTAATTTAGGAAATTTAAGTCATCAGAATGCTCTTGCCCGTGCAGAAATATTAGCAGCTAAAGAAAATGCGGATAATCTATCTAAAACAGAAGCGGCTAAATATAACAATAAAAATAAAGTAGATGCTAAATTAATGAAATGGCAACTAGAAGCTCAGATGAAAAATGCTAAAGCAGAAGCTCAAAAAGAAACTTTTACAGGATTTAAAGATTATCAAAATATGCTTACTAATAATGCAATGGCAGGAGATTTTAATGCAATGGCTGGTGAAGGTAATTATAGTTATAAGTATACTCCTTACGTGCAAAGATTAAAAGAATCATTAGCTGCTGATAAAGCTGCAAAAGACAAGAAAAAAGAAGACAATAAAACAGTATAATTATGATAACTCCATATTCTACACCATTAAAAACTGAATACAAGCCTTTAGGATTAGAGGCTTTTGCGCAACCTCTATCTCAGATGTCTGAGAAACTTGAGACTGCCAAAAGTCTTGCTGCTAATGTAGATTTTGAAATGAGTAGATTAAATCAAGATGATCCTCGTAGTAAAGAACTGATGGAGTTATTAGAAAAGAAAACAAACGAAATAGCTACTAATCTTAGTACTTCTAAAAACTACCGTCAAGCTACACAACAAATTGCTGACTTAAACAAAATGTTTAATAGTGACCCTGAGTTATCTTCTATTAAGAGTAACTATGAAGGTTATAAAAAAATGGAAGCAGAGCATAAGGCTAGAGTAGAAAAGGGAGATATTTCTCAAAGAGATATGGACTTTTGGAAAATGAAGACTCTAGGAGAGTTTAAAGGTACAAATTATAATCAGGGAGAGAAAGATTACACTGCTATCAGTCTTCAACCTCGTATGAAAAATATGGAGGAGGATATGCGTAAAGAATCTTTAGAATTAGCTAGAATGGCAGTAACACAGCAGGAATCTGATCTTGGAAAGTATATAGAAACTTCTCCTGGAGTAAAAACACGTGTAGAAACTACTTTAGATTATAGAAATTTAGAACAAGTAGCAGGAGAAATACAGCGTATGTTAGCTACTTCAGATAAGTATAAAGATTGGGTACAAGAAGATGCAGACTATAGTTTTTATGCTAATTCTCAGGGACCTAAAGGGCAAGAATTCCAAGATGGAGTCTTAGAAGGAACAGTAGGAATATTAAAGAATCAAATAGCTAGTGTTAAAGATCCTAAACAAATAGCAGCACTTAATGCCCAGTTAAATCAAACTATGGCAGAAATATCCCAAGCTAAAGAAACAGGTACTAGTGCAGTTCTAGCTGAAAAATATTATAAAGAAGCTGCTACTAATAAATTTGGACAATTAGGAATGGCTGCTTCTGATTTAGTAGATTTTGCAAAATTAGGTCAAAAAGAAGTTCAGCAAGTAGATGAAGCTGCTAAGACAAGACATAGCGATGCAGTTAAGAAATTAGAAGAAATGCCTCTAGTAACTGCTAATATAACTATGGCAACTATTCAACCAGGCAGAAGTGTGTCAGGTACTGCTACATCATCTGCAGAAGAAGAAGTTGCTTACGTATGGAGTCAAAATACTAAAGAACAATTAGATAATACTCCTTTTAATAAAATTCCTATTTTATCTCAATATCCAGAATTACCTGAAGTACCTGGATACGATGAAACAAGAAGCACTGTTAAAGATACTTATATAGTAGATCTTAGATTAGGAGCATTAGAAAAAGGAATTAAAGAAGTAGGAGACGAAATAACTCTTAAAGAAATCGAACTAAGTAAAGCTACTACTATTGAAGATAAAAAATTACTTGCGGATGAAAGACAAGCATTAGTAGAAAAGAAAAAAGGAGTAGAACTATCTCTTGTAAATGAAGGAAAAACTTTAGAAAATTTAATAGAAAGAAATGTAAGCAATGACCCTGAATTAAGAGAATTGTGGGCTACTACTGCTAAAAAAGATACTAGAACATTCTTAGGATTATTGCAAGAGGGTAATATATCTTATTTAAATACTGTTAAAGAAGGAGTAATAGACCCTAATCCTAAATTAGATCCACTATCTCCTGAAGGTCAATTAGCAATAGAAGCTAAGAATAAAGGATTAATTCCTGCAGGAGGAACTCTGCCTATAATGTACGGAACAGCTACTCCTAAGACTAAATTAGTTAAATTTTCAGAAACTTTAATGCAAGATTATAATTGGAATTTATCAGCAAAATTAGCATCTGCTTCTACTCCTCTTGAAGTATTTGGAGATAAGTCTTTGGATACTTATACAGGAGGCGCTGTAACAATAATGGAAGGGTATATTAAAAATAATCAAAGTGGAAAATCTAAAGTAGAAAGAGTAAGCATGGACCCTGCTACAGGAGCAACTACTACAGATCCAGGACAACAAGACTTCGATTTAGCTGCTTATAATCCAGTGTGGCACTATGCTGGAACTGATCAAAACGATCATCCTGTAGTTCGTTATGTAATAGATAGAAAATTCACAGATGCCGCAACTGCTAATAGTTATATAGCAGCTCAAGTAAGAACTCAAAAAGGATATGCAGAAACTGTTTCTGTAAATGCTGCTGAAGTTGCTGCTTGGAAAAAAGCAAATCCAACAGATTTATATATAAAAATACCTGGTGTAACTACTAATGCAAGTATTGCAGTTCCTGCAGAAAAGAATTATGTAGAGTATTCTAAAACTGCTATTGCAGCTGATGCAGGAGAAAAATACTTACAAAATCTTAAAAATTATGCACAAATTGGATTAATTTCAAATCCTGATAGAAGAAAAGGTTATTCAGAAATGGCAGCCAGAATACAAGATGCTGTAGAAAATAAACATACTGCTACAGAAATTATTCAAGGACCTGCAGCATTCCAACAAAATCTAGGTCCTGATGGACAACCTGATGGAACTTCTTCAGGATTTGTATTAACTTATAAAGTAGAAGACGGAGCAGTTAATTTAACTATTAATAAAGTTACTACTCATGGATCGGGGGCTTCTACATACGAACCTGTTGGCAGAAAAACTTTAAATTCTATAGATAATCTTCCTACTCAATTATATTCTATAGATTTAACTTATGGAACAGGTGCTAAAAGAGATTTAGTACATGACACATCTGGATGGCAAGAAACTACTTATGTACCTGCATTTACAAATCCAGGAGTAGCATTACAAGGACTTGCTAAATAAGAAGTATAATAAAATTTTAAGTATCTTTGAATAATAAAATATTTTATGGAAGAAGAAGAGAAACCAGTTAAGTTAAAAGGAATAGATACTGGGAAAGAAGGGGGAGGAACTTATTCAATTTTACCTGTTTCTAAACCTTCTGATGTCTATAAAGAACCTAAAACTGCTGAACAAGCATTTGCACAAAAATTAGGAAATGTTGCTGAAGTAGCAGTTAACCCTATTATGGGTACAGACTTTAATGTTGACCCTAGAGCAATTGGACTTTATACTCCTGTAGATTTAGCTGCAGGAATTAGAGACCCTGATGAAAGAGCTAAGTTCTTAAATGAACACGGTTCTCGTATGACTAAATTAATGGGCCAAGATCAATATGGTATCCGATTTAATCATGAGATAAAAGATTATGCAGCTTATAAAGAAAAATTATACGATAAACGTGTAGATAAATTCTTAGATGATTTAGATGAGAATCAAGGATTTCTTGCTGAAGTAGGAAACACTGCTACTAAATTAATTGGAAATATTGGGTTAGCTGCAGCTGGTATAATACCTGTAGTATATGGAATAGGTAAAGGTTTATTTACTTGGGATGCTCAAAATATTTTTAATAACGGAATGTTTGATGCATGGGAAACCATGGAAGAAGGACTTAATAGTAAATTTGCAGTATACGGAGGTTCAGATTATGATCTAAACGAGGACGGAAGTCAGAAAAATTTCTTCTCTAGATTTGTATCACATCCAATGAAATCTTTAAATAAAGACATTGCGCCTGCAGTTTCTTTTATTGCAGGAGCTATTATCACAGAAATGCTTGCAGTTCCTTTAGGAGCAATGACAGGTGGTACAGCATTAGTAGCAAATACAGCTAGATTAGGAGCCCAAGCTACTAGAACATTTGCAAGAGGAGCTAGCGAATTAGGAACTTTAGGAATAAAAGGAACTAACTTACTACTTCCTAAAGGGATGAAGGTACTTAGAGGATTAGAAACTCTAACTGATTATCAAAAAGCTAAACAAGTTGCAGTACTTTCACAGAAATATAGAGCTACTTTAGGCACAGCTACTTCCATGGTAAGAAGTGCTGGCTATGAGTCTTCTCTAATAGCTAGAGATACTTATGACAGCACACTAGAAAGTTTACTAGCAAAGCACGGTGAGTTAAATGGCGAGCCTCCTACAGAAGCAGAGATGGCGCTATACAAACAAAAAGCTGGAGATGCTTCCGAGTATGCGTGGTTTACTAATATTCCGTTAGTAGGCTTTTCCAATATGATGCAATTTCCTAAGATATTTGCAGGAGGTTATAAAGTTAATCAAGCATTGTCAAGATTAAGTCCTTTAAGGTCTACAGGAACTGTTATTAATAAAGCAGGTCAAAGACAAGCACGATCGGAAGTATTAGGAAAATGGGGTCGTACCGCTGCTATTGGCGGAGCAATGTTAAAGTCAGGGGTGACAGAAGGGTTTGAAGAATTCTCTCAAGGAGTTCTTGAACATGGATTAGCTGATTACTATACTGCAAAATATACTAAGAATTCTAGAGAAACTTCTATTGGATTATTATCAGCAATGAATACTGCTGCTAGAAACTATGCAGGAACAACTGAAGGACAAGATTCAATGACTATAGGATTCTTAATGGGGATGGTGGGACTACGTCTTCCTATGAGAATTAATAAAGAAACAGGTAAGTTAGAAAAAGGCTGGGCATCTTACGGAGGAGCTAGAGAAGCTCGTAAAGAACTTAAACAAAAATGGGCCCAAGATGCAGTTAACGCTGAATACCAGAATACTAATTCTACTCAAGATGCACTAAAGGCCAACTATGATAACATGGCCCGTGGGGTAACTACTCAAGAAGACCAAGATGCAGCATTAGCAGCAGGAGATAAGTATGGATTTAAGAATTCGGAACATTCTTCAATGCACTCATTTGTATCTACAAGAATACAACTAGGATTAGAAGATACTATTTTTCAAGACTTAGATGCTTTTCAAGCGTTACCTCTTGCTAACTTTAACGATCAGTTTGCTACTAAAGGAGTAAAAGATTTTACTGAAGAAACTCGTAAAGAATCCCTAGATAAAGTTAGGAATGAAACTAATAATGTTATTAAGGCAACTAAAGAAGTAAATGCTCTTTTCAACGACACTAAAGTATTAGTAGATTTTTTAAGAAAAGATTACAAGGGCTTACAAGACCCAAAGAATATAACAGGGGCCCTAAAAGAGCAAATGATATATTTACACTCAGCTAATAAAAACTTTAGTGAGAGAGAGAAATCTTTAGAATCAGAAGTTCAAGACTTAACTGACGGTAAAATCAATCCTACTGTATTTAGAAATATTATAGGAAGAATAACAGGAGTAAGAAAAGATGACGGTAGTGCAGAGATGATTACTTCTGCTAAAGAATTATACAAAGCTGCAATGCAAGATTGGAAATCTGAAGATCCAGTTGGGTATAATTTACATTCTAAAGAAGTTGCTCCTATTCTACAAGACTTAGTAAAGATAAAAGTAAAAAAAGCACAGTTAAGTACTATGTACAATATGCTGTTTACTAAATCTGGTGCAGAGAAATTTGCTGAATTCTATGAATTATTAGAAGAACATTATGTAGGAGAGGCACACAAGCAAGTATTAGAGCAAATTGCTAATGCTGCTAAAAATTCTAAGACAGCTGATAGAACTACTAAAAATTCTATGGACGAGAAGTCTATTACAGGCGATACTCCTATTGTAAATGCACAGACTAAAAAAGAAGCAGATTTAGCAGATGCAGAAGTAGCAGCAATGATTAATCAAAATTCTCCTCAAGATGCTTCTCAAGTAGCAGATTTAAGTTCTTTAATTCCATTAGTCAGCCCTACGGAAATTCTAAAAATACTTGAAGGTAAACCAGGATTATTTGCAGCAATAAGAAAAAGTTTATTAGACAAAGGTATTGTTATAGGAGATACTGTTTCTGAAGTAAGAGAAAACTTAGTAGAAGACCCTAAGATAGGCCCAGCAATTGTTTCGGAATTTGCTAAATTAATGGCAGCTAATTCTTCAGAAGAATCTGTTAAAGATCAAAGTTTAGATTTTGCAGATGAACGAGATGCTTCTCAACCTAACCCTGTACCGCAAGAAGAATTAACGTTAGAACAACAATTAGAACAATCCTTAAATAAACTAGAAAGAGCTTTTACTCCTGGACAACAAGTAAATCCTACTGCAATTATAGGAGTAACTCATGATAAAAAAATAGAAGGAGGTAAACTTATTAGAGATCCTGCTAAAGGAAGATTTATTAAAAGAAAAACTGCACAAAAAGCAGATACTGCTCTTTTAAATTCTCCTGAGTTTTTATCTAATGCAGAATTAAAAGCTGAGTTTAAATATGTACAGTTTAAATTAGAGGAAACTATTCCTTGGAAAGATGAAAAAGGCAACACTGTAGAAATAACAGAAGCCAATACTAGAATAGGCGCATATCACAATGGTATTTTCTTAATGGATTTACCTGCTTTTACAGCAGGCATGCCGCTAAATTTTTTAGCACTCAGAAAAGCTATTATAGCTCAAGAAACTGGAGTTGCTGTTGAAGAAGAAACAGTTTCTACAGACGCTAAAGTTGAAGGAACTAATACAAGAGGTACTACTTATAAAGGAGAAACTACTGAAAAAGATGGATTAAAAGTTACTAAATATTCTGAGTTTAATCCTGAAGGTAAAAGAATATCTAAAGGCGGTAGAATAATGACACCTGCTGAATTTATAAAAGAGTATAATATAACTGACCAAGATTATTTAGATAATCTTGAAGAAGCTACAGAAATAAGGATATATGAAGTAAGAGTAGGAAAAGATGGTAGATCGGGTATAAGTATACAAGCAACTTTTTCTGAAGGTAATATAGAAATGGAAGTTGCTGGTGCAGAACTAGCTTCTGCGTCTACAGATATTAAAGCTGATGTAGAAAAAGAACCTTTAAAATTTATAAAATCTCTTTCAGAGTCTTTCAAAAATACAGAAGGTATAACAATAGAATTTACTGGAACAGGTAAAAGAAAAGATGATAAAGGAATAGAAAATACAACTTATGAAATTGAGATAAAAAAAGATGGAAAAAGTATAGGTGTTACAGGCTTTAAAATAGTAGATGGTAAAGTAGAGATAAGTTTTACAGAAATAAATGAGAAGTATCAAAAGCAAGGTATTTCTTCTATTTTATATCAAGACATAAATCAAGCTTTAGTTGCACAAGGTTATGGTGTATTATATTCTGATACAACATTTTTAAATACTCAGGAAAAACAAGAAACATTTTTAATTGTAGATGGGAAAGAACTTTCACTAGATGAAACTTCTGATTTTCTTTTAAGTTTAGAAGATCCACTTGAAGATTTAGAAAGATTAAAGAAAGAAGGTAGAGTAAAGGAAGTTAAAAAAGTAAAACCTGGAGAAAAGTTATGGCAAAGTTTAGAAAATAAAGGACTAGCAGAAAAATTAGAAACTGGACAATATAAATTTATTAATGCAGAAGTAGCTGCTTTAGAAGGTAAACCTACTACAGATACTAAAGCCGATATAGAAAAAAGAAAAAAAGAAGAATTACTAAGACGTGATAGAAAAGAAGATATTGCAAAACTTCCAAAAACACTGCTTAAAAAAAATGTAGTTATAAGAGATGTTATTCCAACACTAAAACCTGGTCAAGTTTTTACTACTGTGGAGCATGGTAACAGAACTGCAGACAATGATTTTTTTGCAAGTACAACATCTACATTTAAAGTTATAGATTCTCAAACAGTTGTTAGTTTAACTGGTAGTGCTTTAACATATTCTTTAAAAGATAAAAATTCATTTAAAGGTAAAAGAGATATTTATATTCATGAAGGTACTCTTGAAACAATTGAAGAAATCAATGATAGATATAATGCAGAACTAGATGCTTCAGTAACTACTCCAATATCAGAAAGAGAAGCACTTATTGCGCAGTATTTAAAAACAATTGCAGAACAAGCAGAAATTAAAACACAAGGTTGTAAATAAAATAAATAACAATGGAAAATTTATTAAGTGAAATAGAACAAAAAGAATTAAATAAGTTTGGTTTACTAGAACTAACTGCTTCTCAGAATTATTTACATCTTAGTAATAGGATGAAAACTTTAGGCTACTTCGGTGCTGAAAAGTTTTTCTTAAGTGAGTCTAACAGTGAAAGAGATCACTATGGTAAAATTGAAAAATTTGCTAATGATTTAGGAGGAGAAGTGTCTGTAGAATCTTTGGTAAAAGTAGCCACTACTGTATCTAATATTAAAGAAGCCTTAGAACATGCTTACCAAATGGAAAAAGATTTAATGATAGAGTATGAGAAAGCTGCAATCAGCACCAACTTATCATTAAAAGTTGTACTTTTGTTACAAGACTTCACAACACATCAAGTAGGAGCAGTAGGTGAATATGGAGATTTACTTGCTAGATTAGCTCTTACTGACAATATGCTGTTGTTTGATCAAGAACTTGGTAATTAAAAAATTAAATTATGGCTTGTCAATATTGGTACAATGACGCTTGGCGTTCTGAAGAAGAATTCAAACAAATTTTAAATAACGGATTACTAGATGTTTTAATTAAGGACAAGAAAATTAAAATTCCTGGATTAAAAGCTGATGCTAAAAAAGTTAAAGAATTTGCTAAAGCGGGAATCAAGAAGCAACCCATACAGCTACGTATTTTAAGTAAAATACAATCTAGAATTAATAACGATAGAGAAGCAGGTACTCTAGCATTTGTTAATGCTAATCCCGTAGAGATACTTAAGAAAGCCAATGCTGAAAGAAAAGCTAGGGATCCTAAAGCTAAAGACATTCCTCTTGTAGTTATTATTAAAGTAGCAGGAATAATTAAAGTAGGTAGAGAAACTAAAACTAATAAGAAATTCAGAGACGAATTATTAGCATCTAGTGTAAATATTGAGAAGAATCTTGAGGAAGGTATTCCATATATGTTAGTACCTTCTGCTTATGGATTATTTCCTATGCAGATGAAGTCTCATGCTATCAAAGATACTACTGCATTTCCTTTATTAAAAAATGCTGTCAAAGCGTTACAAACATCTCCAGACATTGCAAAATTTGAGAGTAATAGAAGAAGTATAGAAAAGTTACTTTATCAAACTACCGTTAATATGAAGGACGGTAAATTTGTAGTAACTCGCATTGACCCTAAAACAAAGAAACCTATAGTTTCTACTTTTAGCACAGCTGAAGAAACTAGTGCTTATCTAGGCAATCTACTTTATAGATGTGACTATGAAAAGATAAACTCTATGTATCTAGGAGAAGACTATAATAGCAAGTTAGCTAAAGTAGGAGCAATCTCTACAGATTTATTTAGTGAGGACGGTAACTTTTTTAACTCTAGTTCTTTTGTTATAGAAGCTTATCAACTTTCTGAGGAAGATAAACGTACTATGCAAATAGTGCTGGAAAAAGAAATGCCTAATACAGAGGCTACTATAACTTTTTCTGAAGCAGTTGCTGCTAATAAAACAGCTGCTCCTAAATCTACTAGTAATAAGAAAGATGAGGGGCCTATATTTAATACTCCAATGGATGAGGTAAATGCGGCAATGCAAGCAGTTGATGGTCAAATTATTCATGATATCGAAATAGGTAATAGTAGCTATCCTACAGCAAGAGTAATTGCTTCTGTTAAAGACGGGGTAGTTTCTATAGAGTCTATACAAATGATTAAAAAGACTAGAGTAAAAAATGCTAATGATAGAATTGCTGTTTCCCCTGCTACAATAACTAGTACAGAAAAAAATAATATTACTAAAAAATTCTTTGCACTGCCTAATGTTATTGCTGCAAAAAAAGTAGCGCAAGCACCTACAGCTCCAGCAACTACTAATTGGGCCTCTCTTGTTGCAGCGGCAACTTCTGGGGGAGAGTTAGATACTATTATAGATCAAATGGATAGAGCAGGTGTTAAACCTTCTCCTGATTTATTTATGGAAATTTCTGTACAAAGAGAAGTACTTCCTAAAGCAACTCCTACATCTACAGCAGGTTCTGTTATTAAAAATGCCGTTCAACAAATGGCAGATATGGGAATGACTGAAAGAATGGAAGAAGCTCCTGCTGCTGAAGAATTAGATACTTTAACAGACATGATTGCTAATTCTAAAGTAATTGTAGCAGAAGATCCTACAGCCACTACAGAAGAAGCTACCCCAGAAGATTTTGGGAATATGTTTGACGATGACGTAGACTTAACAGGTAAATCTTTAGAAGATGACCCTGATGCAGATAAAGTTGCTTTTAGATTAACTCCTAAAGTTGATGGAACTAAATGGAATAGACAAGAAGAACTAGATAAATTAAAAGAAATAATTGGTAATAAAAATAAAAAGCAAAAAGGTAAAATAAGAATCTTTAAGAATATTGAAGATTTACAAAATTATCTACCTGCAGAAACTTACGAGATGCTTTTAGAAGCTCGTAGAAACGGTAAAGAACTTCACGGAGTATTTACAGAAGCTGCGTTGTATCTAAGCGCTAATGCTGATGCAGGTACTACTTACCACGAAGCTTTTCATATTATTTTTACACTTGCTCTACCTTTAGAAACTAGAGTTAGGATTTTAAATGAGGCATTAGAAAAGTATGCTGATGAATTGCCTTTAGTAAAGTTCAAGAATAAAAAAGGAGAAGAAGAATTAAGATTCCCTACTTTCATAGAAATAGAAGAATTACTTGCTGATAAGTTTATGGACTATGTTCAAGCTAAAGGTAAAGTAGATTTTTCTGATTTTAATCTTGCAACAGGCGTTAGTGAAATTGCTAAAACTTTTAAAGGATTATATAGAATGCTGGAAGTATTTTACAATCCAGGAAGAAGAATTGACATAGACCAATTATTTGAAGATATTAATTTAGGGGTATACAAACACTCTGTCAATTTCAAGAATACTACTCTTCCTACTCAAATTAAATTTAGACAAACTGATTATAAATACGATAATGGAGAAGAAGAACGTCAATCTTTTGTGTATATGCAAACTAGAATGGACGATATCTTCAATGTTTATCGAGGAAAAAGTATAGAAAATGAACTAAAAACTGAGAGAGAAATCATCAGTGAAATGGGTGTAGATATGTTCTATACGTTACTTTTAAGTAACATCTATGCAGATGCTAAGTTGAACAAAAATAACAGTGCAGGCCCTTATATAATGAAGTTGTATTCTGTATTAACTAATAAAGGAGAAGCAGCTTCTACAGTTGAGATAGATGGCCAAGTTCTTAAGCAGTTTAACAGACCTACAGATTTACTAGAAAGATTCAATCATTCCTTAGTTTATCGAGGACTTCATATGAATTATAAAGGAGTAACTCTTACTAAAAATAATTTATTAGAAGATGATGTTGACCCAATGGAAACTAACGAGGAAAACACAAAGGCCGAAGCATGGATGAAAGGGAGTATAGAAATGGACCCTAGAGATAGCATGAGTCAAAGACTTAAAAGTTTCTTTGCTACTATTCCTAAATTTACTTCTAGTAGAAAAAATGCTAAACCATTAATGAATTCTTTTAACGTACAAGAAACTGAAAATTCCAATGAAGTATTTGGTTATTTAATTTCTCGTATTTCAGGTAGTACTTCTTCTGTGGAATCGATGATGGATAAATTGCATGCATTAAGTAGCAAAAAGCCTTATATCAATCACATTATTAATAAGTTAAACCAAGACCCAATTCTTAAAACAGAATTATGGTTAGCTATAGGACAAAAACATTATGCTACTTTCTCTTTTGCTTATGAAAAAAATGGAGAATATACTATTGTAAATTCTAATAGAAAATCTGTAGAAAATATAATTAGAGATACTTTAATTGGAGAATTTTTAGTTCAAGGTAACCCTTTATTTAATAAAGATAAAACTGGAAAAACTAATTTTGAAGATATTAATCATGAAAAAGTAGATGAATTAAATGAAGCATTAAATATTAAAAAGGTGCAAGGAGTTGCTATTTCAAATGCTACAGATAAAAAAGCAGCAGCAGCATTATTTTTTAAAACTTTAGAAGAAACTTTAAAAAAGGCAAATATTAATATTAGCGCAGACGACATAGAAACTATTTGGAATCCTGAATCAGGTAACGCTTCTTGGAAAAATGTAGAAAATTTAATAGATACTTTAATTAAAATTACAGAAGAATTAGCTACAGATAAGAATCCTTTCTTAGCAATGAAACCTGATGAGGACGTTGTTAATCCAAAAATTAAAGGAAATAAAAACTCTATTGAAAAATTAGGTAGATTACTACAACCTGCATTAGAAAGAGAAGTAGTATCTGTCTTTAGAAATATAGAAGGTAAAACTGTATATAACTTAATGCTTGCTAATTTCTTAAGCAAACAAGTTGATAAATTTAAAGACCCACAATTACTTCAAGAATACCTAGAAGAAGTTTCAGAAGATACTTTGATAAGTAAATTGCCGTTCCTAAAGGATTTAGCTAACGATGATTCTGATGTTAATGGTTTACTAGAAATTTCTATACTAGACGGTTTGGCTAGAAAAGGTAAAAAGAAATCAGTAAGTTACGGAGATATGTCAGACATTGAAATGACTGCTGTAGAATTAGCTATGTTTTATAACTCTGCTGATAAAAAAGGAGTTAGTCGTTTTAAATTACCTATTCCTTCAAACTCAACTACTCTACCTTTTATAACTTCAAGACGTCACTCTAAAGAAGAAATAATAGACAGACTAGTAGATACTGCAAGAGCAGAGTTCTCTAGAATTATTAAGATAAAAAATAGTAAAGGAACAGACTTAGCTCTTGTTCCCAACTATATGGAAAGAGGTATTAAGTATCAAATATTATCTTTTTTAGCTAATACTTTAGATACATCTAAAGGATTTAATGAGGGAATAGTAAAAGCAGAAGTTACTAAGTTTTTAGAAGGTAAATTCTTAACTGATCATATTGCAGCTTATAAAACTAAAGGAATTATCAAAAGCGTAAATCCTACTACAGGTGAGATAACATTTGCAGATAAATTAATTTCTGCCAAAGTAGCAAATAAAACAGAATTCTTTTTAGACTATTTATATAATACTTATTATATGAATACGCAGTTGACTACTCTATTAGGAGGAGACCCTGCTTTTTATAAGAACACTGTAAATTATCAAAAAAGATATAAGCAGGTAATGAGTCCAGGTACTTACACAAATACCGAAGACATAGCTGATACCTACGGAGCTATTATCTTAAATGATGAAGAATTACCTAGTGCAAAAGAAGTAGTTGATAATATAACAGAAATACTAAAAAGCTCTAATCTTCCTAAAGAAGAAGTAGCTGAATTAGTAGCTTTATGGAAAACTAAGAAACACAATCTTACTGATGGTGCTACTATTATTAGTGTTCATAGAAAAAAACAACAACTAGAAGGATTAGAAAGATGGACTCCTGAGCATGAAGAAGCATACCAAAGAGAAGTAGCAGGGCTTCCTGCTATGCCTAATGCATTAAATCTTTTCTCTCCAGAAAAACCTTTTATCTTTTCTCAAAGAATCGTAGAAGGTACAGTAGTTCCTTTTCAAGGTAAAAACTCTGAAGTAACTCTTACTAGAGCTCTTGCTTATAAAACTGATGAAGCAGGTAATATCAAGTTTCCTAAATTAGCAGCTTTGTACGATGTATTAATGGAAGGTATAGAAGACGAAGACGGTAATATTAAAGAAGTAGGGGCAGCTATGTTTGAATCTGCTATAAAAGTAGGAGCAATAGGAAATAGTGTTGACGCTAAAGGAAAGGTAAGATTTACTGACTTTAATAAACAAAAAGACGGTACTTATAAAATATCCCCAGGAGCACAAGTAATATCTCTTAAAACAGAGGAATGGAGATTGCAGCAAGAAACTCCTGAACACTTTATTGATGCAGAAAGTAACTTTGGTACTCAGTTAAGAAATCTTGCTATTGGAGATATGGATCTTGAAGGTACTTATACTGTCAATGGTAAAGATATGAAGGGCTACGAAGTAGCTAAATTGTATCAAGAATTAATTGCTGAAGATTTAAAAGCTTCTTTTGAAGAGTTAAAAGAAGTATTTGAAAATGAAGACGGTACTATAAACTACGAACGTTTAGCAGAAATGCTGAGAAAAGAAGTTATTAGTAGAGATATGGGGCAAGAGTATTTAGATGCCCTAGAACCTATTCAAAAGATCGTAGATGGTAAAGAAACTATTACTACTACTCTTCCGCTGTACCACCCACTTATTGCTTATAAGATGGGTGCAGTATTAAATTCATTCTTTAAGAACAGAGTTACTAAGCAAAAGATTGCAGGTGGAGCAGTAGTCAATGCTTCTTCTTTTGGAGTAGATGAAAGTCTTAAATTTGAAGTAGATAAAAAGCTTGGTAAAATTACTTTAGAAGCAATGATGCCTTGGACTTCTAGAAAGTATTTTCCTTTAGATGCTAATGGAGAAGTAGATATAGAAGCTATTAAAAAAGCTTCGCCTGAATTACTCCAAATTATTGGATATAGAATTCCTAACGAAGATAAATATTCCTCTTTTAATATTAGAATAGTAGGGTTTACTCCAGAAGCAATGGGGGGTATGATGATGCTACCTAAAGAAGTAACTACTTTGGCAGGTCTGGATTTTGATATTGATAAGATGTATATGATGGCTAGGTCTTTCTATGTAGATAAACAAGGAAAACCTAAGTATATTAAGTACATAGACAAAGTAGAAACTGAGGAACAAGCACAAGAACTTGCTAAAAATATTTTTACTAATTTTCAAGATTATAAAAGATTTGTAAATAAAAATGTAGATGCCAAAAACATAGCTAAAATGTTAGAAGGCCGTACAGAATTATTAGATAAATTAGCTCTTGACCCTGTTATAATGGCAGATAAAGAAGAACTTAGTAAATCTATTAAAGAAATAAAAGAAGAGAAAAAAGCTGCTATTAAACTTCACGGAGCTGATAGTAAATTTGTACAATATATTCAAGATAGTTTAGACGAATTATACAAAGCACTTTCTGATGCAGTTCCTTTTAATGAAGTAGAGACTCCTTTAACAGCTAAACACCAAGAAGCAATTGACTTTATTGCTAAGAAATTATTGTCAGAAAACTTTAATGCTATAGAATTTAACTCTTCTAAAGCTAGAGATAATAAAAAACTAGAAATACTTCAAGGTATTTTTGAGAATAAGAACACTGCGCTGTCTATACTTAACCCTGGAAACTTTGATTCTCTTAAAGAAGGAGCTGCTAGAATTAGATTATTACAAGCAGGTAAAACTGTAACTGGATTATCTAAGACAGAATTAATTAAAAATGCAGAGGAACTAGATAACGAAGAAGACTTTAATATTAACTATCCATCTACGCAGTTAGAGTTATTCAGAAGAAATATGACGGGTAACCAATTGATTGGTATTTTTGCTAATCATAATACTCACCATGCTAAAGCTCAATATACAGATTTGCAGTTGAAAGATCCTATTTCATTTAATGGAGAGCAGTTTTATTTATTAAATCAAATTACTAATAATAAAGGAGTTCGTATTTCTAAATCTCTGGCTACTGATTTAGCAGCTGTAGTAGACACAGCAAGTGATCCATTAGCTTCTTTCTTGAACATGAATACTTTTACTGCTAATACTCAAGCGTTGCTAGAGAGATTAGGAGTAGATAATAGAACAGTTTTTGCATTATTAAACCAACCTATTATAATAGAATTAACTCAAGCATACTTTAACGATAAAGGAGGTCTAGCTGATGAAAAACAATTTAGAGAAATACAGGCTAAATGGAAGAAAAAACTAGAGGATAAATTAGAAAATGCAGATATTAAAGTAGAGGATTTACTTAAAGACCTTGATTTTTCTACAAAAGAATTAGAAGATTCTGTCTATCCTAGTGGAACTTTAGATTATTACAAAGTTCAATATAGAGCTATTGCTGCTTTCCAACAATACTACACAATAGCAACTGAACTAGGAGTAGGTATTCAAGCGGCTAAAGCAGATACAACGGGAGTAGGACCCTCAAATGCCAATAACTATACTACTATTAACAAACAAACTAAATTAAGTAGAAAAGTTGAAGCAGGTAGTAATACTATTATAGGATTAGAAGAAGTATATAAAACAGGTACTCGCCAAACGATGATGGCTGCCTTTAATAAATACGGTCTAGAAGGTCCTATAACTATACTCAATAAAATATTCCCATCAATTGGGTCTATAAATGAGGACGGAGTATTAACCTACTCTTCCCTAGGGGAATTAAAGAATTGGTTTAGTGATCAAAAAGGAGATTTTTCTACATTAACAGAGAAAGAAGCTCAGATGGTAGATATTAATTATATCAACTTTATCGCAAGTGGATTCCCGTTCTTTGACTATAGCCAGAGTAAAGATATTTTAACTAATCTACCTGACTCTTTAGTAGCATTTAAGAAAACTCTACCTAAGAATTCACCATTTATTCCTCTATTAGACTCTCTTTATGTAGTAGATGGAGATGCTAATTCTTCTGTTAGAAGAATAGAATTTTATACTACAGGTAAAAAACCTTTAGATTTTCAAAGAGCTACAGAAGCTTGGGAAAGAATGTTAACAGATAAAGACCCTGCTATTAAAGAAATGGCTCTTAAGTTAGTGCAATATACTTTCTTCTCTGCAGGTTACGGATTCGGTCCTTTTACTTTCTCTAACATAGTTCCAGTTAAATTCTGGTCAGATAGTTACCAAGTAGATAACGGTATTGTAGATACTAAAGGAAGACCTTTTAATGATTTCCTTGCCGATGCTTTATACTCAGATTTTCTAAAGAATGACGAAGCTAGGTCAAATAGATTTAAGAGGCAATTTATGCAGAACCATGCAGATAGAGAGCAATTTACTAAATCTGTTAAAGTAGATGTAAATAAAATATTTACTCCTAAAGCAGGAAGAACTGCAGAGCAAATGGACTACGACACTACAATGGCTGCTAGAAATGATAAAGGAGGTGTTATAGTAACTACTAAAGGAAACTTAATAGTTAACCGAGATAAAAATCCTCAGCTATTTCCTTTTGGTAAAAAAGCTGCTCCAATGAAATACATTAAAGTCTACAATAAAACAGGAGGAGGATATAGACTTTTTGAATATAAAGAAACAGCATTTGACCAAAAGAATAATGATTTATATGAAGGCAGGAATAAAATAGATACAGTTACGTATTTCCCTATTAATACTTTAGGAACATCTAACTTTGTATTAGAGTTTAATTTCTATGACGATATTAATGAAACTGCTGTACCTAAAAAGAAAAAGGGTGTAGCTAAAGGTCCTATAGCATATATGGAAGCAGAAATGGATAAATTATCAGATGATGCTATGATGTCAGGAATAGAACAAGATGCCCTGCAAGATTTAAGTTCTTTGAAACCTACTGTTGCTCCAACTACTCAATCATCTACTAGTGTTAAACCCACAATAAATACATCAAGACAATGGAGAGGTGATTTAGAGTCAAGAGCTGTTTATACTGCAGAAGGAGTTAATACTATGAGATCTTCTGCAGCTAATGCTATAGAAAATTTTGGTAATCCTTTTAGTGAAGCTGGATATGGAGGCACTATAAAAGTTGCTAGTATTGGAGAAGCAGTTATAGCATATAAAGAATGGTTGTTAGGTACTAAGCATCAAGATGTTAAACCACAACAAAGAAACTGGATACTTGATCAAATCAATCAAGGTAAACTTGATGGAGTTACATTACTATATGCTGGTAAATCTGAAGCTAGAGGTCAAGGTATGCATCCTACAGCATTAGCTGAAGTAGTAGAACAATTAAGAAGTACTCAACCATCTACTAGTGTTAAACCATTAAGTCTAGCAGATATGGCAGATACAGGACTTTCAGAGAAGCAAGAAGGCACTGCTTCTGCAACACCAAAAACACTTACACTTGCTCAAATGGCTGATGTAAATGCAAAAGAACCTATGGGATTATTTGAAAAATTAGAATCAAATGATTTTGAAGAATACACTAGAGCTGGAGGTACAGAGTTAAGTAAAAAAGATTTCTTATCTTTAAGCCGTCAAGAGCAAGCTAATGCAATATATCAAGCTAAAAATTGTAAAAACGGTTAATTATGTCCCATTGTATAAATACTTCCCATCCTGAATACCAAGAGTTACTACTCCAAAGTAACTTAATGCCTGCTATTTTAAAGGCTAAAATAGCTACTTGGATGGATAATAATACTGCAGATAGATTTCCTACTATAGTAGAATTACTTAATCTTGGAGAAGTAAATCAAACTTTAAGAGTGGTAGATGCTCTTTCTAAGATTCAAAGAGGATTATTTACTCAAGATAAATTACAGGGATGGTTAAATGACTTGCAAAAACAAGGAGTTTCAAATGACCAATTAGAGATTTTTAAAGAGGTTGCTAAACCAGGAATGTCTAAAGATGAGATAGCTACTTCTATTGCTGCTACTTATAGTTACACTGTTGAGATTAATACTGCTAAAAAACAAAGTGGTTATAATAACAATAGTATACCATTTACTTACCAAAAAGTAAGTGAAAATAATTATGTAATTATAGACCCAAGTGGAACTGAAATACAAGATGCAAGTAGTGAAATAGATGCTAAAAATAGAGTTGTTAAATTAAATAAAGAATTAGAAGAAGAATTAGAAACACCCACTCAACATCACTCTAATCTAACAGTACCAGGAGGTACTAATTATACAGAGAATGCTATAAGAACTGTAGGTATTGTTAATTCTATTTCAGCAGGTGGAGGTTATCATGATAATGAATTTAATCAATCTAGAGGAGATATGGCTGGTTGGTTTAGGAGTGATGAATTAACTTCTGTTGATGTAAACGATAGAATAGAAAGGGGTGAACCTATGAATGTTTTTGAAGAATTAGCTAAAAGTGCTAATCAGTTAAAAACTCGTAGAATACTAGAAATACAATCATTTTTTCAGAAGGTTAGAAATGAAAAAGATTTAACAATTAAACCTTATGATTTTGGTCACACTATATTTGTAAAAGATGGGAATGAATATGATAATAGTCCTAATACTAAAATTAATTATAAAGGAGTAAAAGGTAGAAAAGGTAAATTAACAGAACAATTTCCAGAATTATCTGATTTATACTTTAAAGATACTAGACCTGATTTTTCTGAAGAATTTGCAACTAAAGCAAAACTACAAGAAATTTCTGCATTAGATTTTGAAAGAAGTAAATCAAAAGAAAAATTTAAAAACCAGTTCTTACAACTTCTAAATAAAGACAACAACTGGGTAACATTCTTTGTTAAATCTATTATCCAAGATTCTGCTAAGAAAGGTTATGAGAAAGTAATATTTCCTAGTGGTAATACAGCTAGTAAAGTTGAAGGACATACTACTTTAGAAGAGTTTAAGAAACAAAAAGAAGATAGAATTGCAAAACTTGAAGAAAAAAAGAAAAGTACTAATACAGAATTAATATACGGTGTAATTGGAGGACTTGCCAGTCAAGTTCCTGGTACACCTACATTTAGATATGAAAATAAATTTGCTTCTAAAAATGAGGCAGAATATTTTTTAAAAACTAATGAAATAGCAAGCAAAAATAATTGGGCAATTGTTGATTTGTCAAGTAAAATAAAAGAAGAGTTACTTCCAATAGACACTGAAATAAACCAACTTAAACAAGAACTTAAAAGAGTAGAAGGTCCAGAAGGATTTGGTGCTTTAAAACCTATTTATAATTTCTATGAAAATATTGTAACTAATATTCTTAGAAAACAATACGGTAAAGAAAATGTAAAAGTTGTTACAGATGAACACGGTAATACTTGGAATGAGTTAGATATTAAAGAACAAAGAGATCAGGGAACTATTTTATATAATCTTCCTAAAGAAACCCCTTTAGCAGCTAAAGCTAGAATACTTAAAAAAGTTAATGCTACTAAAGAAGGATTTATCTCCCCTTTTAAATACAATGAATTAACTGCTTTACTTGCTGCTTATAATAAAACTCAACCTTCAACTGCTTTAAGAATGCCTAAAGCTGCTTCAGGAAATTATTACATTAAGATTGTAGATGAAGCTATGCAGCTGAGTTCAGCTATTAATGAAAAACCCCTAAAAGAATTAGAGGATAAATTACGTACTTGGGCAGAAACTAATGGTATAGCAATAGAAGCTATAGAAGATTTAATACAGAGATTCGAGGGTAAATATCAAAAAGGAGCTTTAGGTATAGCAGATTTTGCTAATTTACTTATAGGTATAGCTGACGGAAGAAGTTTAGATACTTTGCCTGAAGAAATTGCCCATTTTGCTGTTAGAATATTAAAAGATAAAGGAGATATTTCTGTACTTAGAGCCTTAGATGCAGTGCATTTAACACCTGAATATGCAGAAGTATTAGAAGAATACAAAGATGTTTATAAAACTGAAGCACAATTTAGAGAAGAAACATTAGGTAAAATTCTAGCCAAAGAAATAGTAGGTCAATATACTAAGCCTGAGATTATCAGACCAGAGACCAAAGGATTTTTTGCTTACCTAAATGCTATTAAAGAGAAGTTTATAAAATGGGCTAAAACTACTTTCAGTAAAGGAGCTAAGGCTAGAGTAGAGTTAGAGAATTTTATTAATCCTTTAGCAAAATCTATTTTAGCAAATGAAGCACTTGGAAATTTAAATAGAGAAAGCAAAGATGTTTTTTATCAACTAGAAGAAGAAGCCGAAGAAGAAGTTTTTGAGGAAGAACCTGAAGAGTTGAATGTCGACCCTGTCATAGCGCAGAAGCAAAAGTTTTTACTAGAAGCTAAGGCGCAATTGGTAGAAAGAATGGCACTTCTTGAGAGGGGAATTAAAAATCAATCTACTATTGATCGATTAAAAGTAGAAATAGATTCTTTAGAATATAAAATAACCAAAGGAGAATTAGATGCTGCTATTGCTAGTTTTGTAAAATTAGCACAAGGAGAATTAAGTCAGATTTATAATTTACTAGAAAAAGGAATAGATAATAAAAAAATAAATCCAGGAGTAATAGTAATGTCTAAAGGATTTATGGATATGTACTCTAATTTATTTACTACTTTCTTAGCAGATATCTATGAATGGGGTATTCCTAAAGAAGAGCGCGGTGAATTAGTAGATGCTATTCAATCTGCGGGAACTCTTATATCAGCAATGCATCCAATGCTTCATACATTAGCTAGAAGAGAAGGAATTAAAACCCTCATAGAAGCTAATACTGATTATAATGGTAACAAAATAGACCCAGATTTTGATGAGGCAAAAGCTTTTGATGATACAGAAGAAGATATGAGTGCCTACAGATTGCATGTAGGTATGTACAAAAATGCTAGTTCTATTTTAATTAAAGCCGCTACTAAAATAATATTTGAATCTATAAGTAGAATTAAAAGATTTACTGCTCAAACTGCTAATGAAGTATTAAGAGCTCAAGAAGCAATGCTTAAGTCTGGAGGTAAAATGATGGACTTAGTAGAACATGATGTTAATGGAAACCCTACTCAATTTTTTATTAGAGAATATAATTGGAGCAGATATTACAACGCACTTGCTACAGTTAAACAAGAAATTGCTGAAGCACTAGGAGAAGAAAATTATGATGGCATTTCTAAAGTATACTTAAACGAAGCAGATAAAAAGATTTACAACGCAATGTGGGAAGCTTTTTATATAAATCATACTAAAAAGTTAACTACTACGGAAGAAATAGCAGGAACTAATGTAATAGTACATTCAGTTGTTCCTAATGATTCTTATAAAAATCCTAAGTATGCTGAAATGCAAAATAATCCTGCAACTAAAGCTTATTACGACCTACTTATTCAGAAAAAGCAAGAAGCAATAATGAAACTTCCTATTCAATATAGGAAAGAAAGAAATGTTTATATGCTTCCTGGGGTTCTCAAAAGTAGCCTGGATAGACTTACTAAACCAGGTGAAAGTGTTTTAACTAGAGTAGGTAAACTTGCAAGAGATTCAATGTTCTTAGACCCAGATGATACACAATTTGGTCAAGTAAGTGTGCTTAACAACAAAATGGTTCCTATTTTCTTTACAGGTTCTATAAAGAATACTAATGATTTATCTTATGACTTAGCACGCACAGTAACTCTTTTTGCAGAAATGGCAGAAAATTATCAAGAAATGAATAAGATTTCTGGTGATTTAGGAGTTATTCAGTTGTCAATGGCAGAAAGAAACTATACTAAAGCAGGAGTTAGAAAAACAGGTAAAGAAGGTACTAATGAATTTAAGGCACTAGAAATTTTAATGGATACCCACGTATTCGGTATTGAGAGAGCTGCTAATTTATCAGGAAAAGTTCCTTCTAATGCAGTAACAGAAAAACTAGGATTATCAGGTAAACAATTCTCTTGGACAAAAGCCAATCAATTATTTACTACTTTTATTAGAGATAATAACCTTGCCCTAGGATTTACTTCTGCTATTTCAAATTTCTTAAAAGGTTCAGGTGATTCTGTAATAGAAGATATGGTGGGATTATACACTACTAATGAAAGTAAAAATTGGGCTAGAGTAGAATTTATGTCTAATATTGCTCAAGTATCTGCAGAAATAGGAAAAGCTAAACAGACTAACAAAATGCATCTTATTTTACAAGAAGCACAAGTAGCAAATATTGAAAAAGCTTTACAAGATACTGCTAGAAATAGAGCAACTAGAAAATTGACTAATAAAGATTTACTATATACTCCATTTGCTACGGGAGATTATGGAATTAAAGGAAGAATAACTTTAGCTATTTATGATAATTATAGATTATATAATAATCAGTTTATGACTAGAGCTAAATTCTATGAAAAAACTGCTAAAGAATCTGGAGTAGCTAATGATAAAGCTCATCAAAAAACTGTAGGTAAAACTTGGGAAGATCTTAGAGAAAAAAGTTTATATAATGCATACGAAGTAGTAAACGGTAACTTAGAAATTAAGCCTGAGTTTAAACAACACGTAACAGAAGGGGTTCTCTCATCTGCTCAAGGTAAAATAGATCATGTTACTCATATGGTAGATGGTACTTTAAGTGAGACGGATAAAGGGGCCCTTGCTAGAACTTGCTTAGGAGATTATTTATTAATGCACAGGGGCTGGTTCTTTGGTATGGTGGATACTCGATTTAGAAAAGAAGGAAAACAATTTATTACTGAAGAAGAGGAAATAGGAAGTTATAGAGCTTCTGCAGATTTTATGTGGAACGGTATAGGAAAAGCAATAATAAAAGACCGTGCAGGACTAGCAGGAGCACATGCTAATTGGAAAAACTTAAGTCCTGCTAAGAAAAGAGGAGTTTATAGAACAGGTATGGATTTGTTATATTTAAATATAATCTCTATACTAGCAGCTATGGCCAATATTGCCGCAGATGAGGATGATGACGATGATTGGACTACTCAGTATACAGCTTATCAAATGAACAGATTACTCCTAGAACAAGGAGCAGCATGGTCACCTGCCGAACTTGCTCAAATGATTGACGAACCAGTAGTAGGTGCTAGAATGATTAAAGATTTATTAGATATTTCAGAAGCTTGGAATTTTAGTGAAAAATACGAAGCAGGAATGTATAAAGACGATTCTCATGCAGGCAAATGGTGGTTCCGTAAGTTGCCTATAAAGAACTTATACGAGATGCAATATCCTGAGCTAAAGAATAACTTTATTAAGCAAATGGTAGATTCTAAAGTATATCAATTAATGTCTCCTGAACAAAAAATAAACGTTGGTACGCTAGGAACTCTTAAAAATTGGTTAATCCCTACAGGCTTAGCTAAGGATTATTCTTCTAAAGGAGACGATCCAGTGCCAGAGATAATAGAAGAATTGCAAGATGACAAAACTGTGGATAACGGATTTAACTAAAGCAAAACGCTAAATTTTTTTTAAAGCAAGTCGTAAAAGAGTATACTTCTACGACTTTTTTATTTTAGATCTCTACGAGTTTAAACTTACTAAAATCTAGGCCCTCTTGTAGCATGCTGTCTATCACAGACAACGCTACATTATCAGATTTAGCTATTAGCCCAGATATTCTAGTTATAGATCTGGATAACTTCATTGCTTGCATCTCGTCAGTCTTCCATATTGTATTTCTGTTAGCAGCATTAGAGAGATTAAGCATATTAATTGCTTCTCTTACTTTCTGTGTGACTTTCTTATCATGCTCATAGATAGTGCCTTTTAATTCAAGTTGACAATCTAATACCACTTGAAATGCTGATAACATTGTAATGTAAGTCACAGACTCTTCACTCGGCTGGTTCATAAAATCTTAAATTTTTCATATCATAAAATCTTAAGTATTCTGCAGAAAGCTGATAGATTAAATCTCTTAAATCCCATACGGTTATATCAGCAAATACATCATATAACTTTATTCCGCTTATAGTGTTAACTAACTGCGAGGGATCTCCTGTGTCCTCTAATATTGCAAGTTGCTCTTCTATAGATAGAGGAGTATCCTCTGTTGTCAAGAAAAACTCTGTAGCTCTTATTTCAAAATCTCTTATCTTCATAATTCTCTTCTATTAATACGGTTGCTTGTTCTTCTTCTTCTTCTTCTAGATCCTCAAATTCATCTAATTCTCTAAATCTATCTGCTCTAAACGCAGGTTCCTGATAGTCGTTTATTAGGTGTATATAGATACTACCGTTAATTACCTCTTTAAGTACAATACCTGTTACTATATCGTTATTATCGATAATATCTCTTATAGTGTAGGTTTTACCCCTAGTCACCCATTGAGGATATGCAATCCTAACAAATTCTTCTTTGCCAGGTTTAATAGAATCATCTATACATACTACTTTTTGACCTACTTCCATTATTTTCTTCTTTTATCAGGAGGTAACTGCGAATTAATCATAATATCTCCTGTAACACAATGACCGTCTGCACATTGCTCAGTTTTTTCTTTTAAAATATTTAAGGAATTTATAGTGCCTAAAGCACCACAGCTTCCACAAAATGCAGAATCTTCTAAAGTATTTAGCTCAGGAGATTTAAATTTGTGGCTCTTTAATACTTTATTGTCCGAAGTACGGTAAGTTATAAATAGACCTTTCTTATCTTTGGAGTATGTCTGTATACCTTGCTCCATGTAATACTTATAAGTTATAATAGCATCGTCCATGGTAGTGTCAGCCTTTGACATATTACTTTCATAAATCTTTTGAATAGTTTCTAAAGGATCTATTCCAAATTCCATCATAGCTCTTACAGTGACCCATAGTAAATCTCCTAGGCCATCTTGTACTTCTGTAATATTTCTGTTATCTATAGCTTCTAAAGTTTCCATAAACTCTTCGTTTATCAAATCCATACTAAGACCTACTCTTTCCATACCAGGGAATTCCTTAGTATTTTTAATAGGTAAATCAAAAACTTCACTCCAATCTCTAATCATTGAGATTACATCGTTTGTTATATTTTCTTTTTCCATAATTTAAATAAAAGTATTTTTCATTACAACTAAGACTTTCCCAGTTATATTTTAGCGAATTTAATAAAAATTCTTCTGTGATATAAGTATCGTTTCTATAACCAAATTTAGTATTAGAAATAATATTACGTTTTAAAGTTCCTGCCGAGCTATTATATAATTCCTCCATAGCTAGAATAATCTTACTAGAAGTTTTAAATTTAGCAGCAATCTTATTTAATTTTACTTTATCTTTTAATAATCCTAGGGCTTCTATTACCTCATCATAACTAAAAGATAATCTAGTATTTCCCCTATATTTAGGAGAATACTTACCATGAAAGTTTATCGGGCCCATTTAATGATTCTATTAGTAAATTAATCTGTGCAAAGTTAGGACATTTCCATTCTCTGTACTCTAAGAAGGCATCTAAAGGATGTTCCCAAGTAAATACATGTTGGTTATAAGAAAGTACGTCTGCGTATTGCTTTGCATCTTTTCCCCATAAAAGAAAGATAGTTCCTGGTTTCTCTAATACAATTTGCATTAGTACCATGCCGAAGAACTTTTTCCATTGCTTTTTATGCCCTTGTTGTTGTCCTTTAGGGCAACTATTACTTCTGTTGAGCATTAAGATACCTTGTTGTGCCCAAGTTTCAAAAGTAAAATCAAAATCTAAGTTTAAAGTTTGATTGAGTTTTTCTACGCAATTTCTAATTTGCATAGCTGAAGGATTTGGAGAAATAGTAGTTATGTCTGAGAATGCAAGTGGTCCTAATCCCACTAGGGGACTAGGTTCGGTGCCGATAACAACCACTCTTAACTTTTCCCAAGGACATAATTTAAAAGCTTTAAATAAACTTTTATAATCTTCAGGATGTACTTCCTCCAGAGCATACTGGACCATTAAAAAATTCATCAATTTCTCCATATAGGGGTCCTTAAGCAGAGGCTTTAATACCTCTACCCAACCTTCTCCAAGTTGGGAAACCCAATAGGCCTTACCGTACATAGTGTCTTTATTGAAAATTCTCTTTTTAACCAGCCTTCTATTTTAACTATTTCTAGTTGGTGAAAGAACTTAATATAGCTGTTGTAGCGAACTTTAACGTTTTTACTTAATTCAGATTCTAGGTATTTTTTGTACAATTCTCCCCCTTTTTCATACTGGGTATGGTAAGGAGTACTTTCAAAGTACGTGGAGCAATCTCGTAACGCACACACAAATAAATATTCTTCATATCTCATACTATTCTAATTTTAAATTAATAAGTTAAAAAGCCCCTACAAAGTAAGGGCTTTAATATATCAAAGTATTCCCAATAGCCTCTGTCAAGCATTGGGTTATCTCTGACCTTCCTTGCAATAAGGAATTTGTTGCTCAAAAATAACAGGGGAGTTATTCAAACTCCCCCGTTGGTTCTAGCTTCTCTGTTGAGTAAGCAAATTCTTTGAGCATATTTGCACATATAGTGTCCTTTTCTATTTCAATTATTGGCCAAACTTCTTGGTCATATAAATTAGCAATAGAATTAGGAGCACTCAGCCTATCTTCCCAGCTGTCTTTGAGCGCTTCAGATTTATTTAATATTAAAGGAAGGGTAAATGCTTTACCTGTGAAAAAGTGATTGCCTAAGATTAATCTCTTAGCATCTGCACTTATTTCTGAATATTTTCCTTTTAATAATATTTTATAATCTGGAAGTAGCTCCTCAGATAAAGAATATACTATTACAAGACAACCGTCTTTTTCGTAGTCATCTCTATAGTTGGGAAATCCTAACATTGTGGTGTAAAATGCATCAAAATCAGCATCTCTATAATTTTTTACTACTACAAATACACAGTCTTCTCTATAAGCACTAATGCTATCATCCATTAGATAAGCATTAAGAAATCTTTGAGTAAACATAGTTTTTCCCCAAGCAGTTTTTACATTACATGTAAAGAGTGCTTTAGGAATTTCTAGTAATGGAAATATAAAGGTTGCAGTTTTTGTGTATTTTACTAAACTCATATTTCAATATTTAATTTTCCTTCATTAAGATAATACTCCATCGGAAATTTCCAATTGTTAGTATCTAATGCATATTGTAATCTAGCTAATGCACCTTTAAAACCTTCTAGTTTTTTGCCGTTGCTAAGAGTTCCTCCATGGAACCCTATTGTCATTACTTCTTCACCTACTTCAAAAATCATAGGTTCATTAAATAGATTAGTTTCAACTACAATATACAAAAAATCTTGCACCACATAATCTTTATCTATTAATTCTTTTACTTTAGGGTGCTGAAATAATCCCCAAGAATATACAGTAGCTTGAAAATCATAGCGATAAGTAAAGAACTCATATTGGAATCCCGTAATAGGTTTTCCTGTAGTTTTAAAATCGATAGGAGTTATAGTTTTATCTTTATGATTTATACAAACTCTATCTAATTCCCCTTTCATTGCAAATCCTTGGTAATCAAATTCTATTACAAATTTATCCCAAAATTCTACGTCTTTATCGTGTTTCTTATCTACATACGGTTTAGTAAATTCATCAGACTTAAGAGCCATTACGCATCCTACTGCCTTAGCATATTCACTTTCTGTAATAGGAGTCTTGCCCGCCATTGTTTTTAACAGCTCAAAATAATCTTTACCGTCCACTAAAATTTTATCTATTCTAGTATCGTCTTTCCAATTATTATAGTAGCCTGTATTATTACAGTGTCTAAGAATTATATTTCGGTCTATTAAAGTACTACCTAATTCTACCATCTCTGCAACAACACCGTCTACGATAGTTTTTACTGCTTCACTGCACTTAGTCTCATCAGGTATTCTAACAAACTTTTCTTCAAACTCGTCTTTAGCCCCTACCAACATTATATCAACAACACTGCCGAATACAAAATGAGGAGCAATAGATTGCTCTCCTTGTTCTTGTTTTTCTTTTGCCCTAAGATATTCTTTAGGGCTAATAAGTATCTTCTTAAGGATACTTTGATTTAACTTTTTTAATTCTCTATAACTCATGCTATTAAATTGTTTTAAGTTTATAAACTAATTTGCGTTCTTTCAGGGTAGCCACAGGGACAAATTCATAAGTAGTTCTTTGCAAATGTTCAATAGTATCATCAGGTAATATACCCTTTTTAATCATCACATCATCTAGGCACTTTAGCCATATTAGAGCCAAGTTGCCTATATCCCAATTAGGTTTATAGTCTATGGGCGCTGCTTTCCAACTTACTTTTCTTCTTCCTGTTTCTTTATCCAAAATCATTTTCATATTACCAAAATTTACAGGAGCATATACGGTGAGAATAGTCTCTATAGGCCCCTGAATAGTCAGATTTTCAGGAATATGTTTTTCTATGTAACCGTGCATAGCAGCCACTAGGGCTGCTCTTGTTGAAAAATGCACAGAGGCATGGATTTTATTATAACCAATCTTTATCCACACTTTTTTATTCTGCGGTATATGAGTAATAAATTCTGGAAATTCTAATTTAATTTCACTTACCATAATCGTTGTTTTATAGCCATTGTAGGCTTTCGGGTGTAATAGCGGAAGTTTCCGCTACGGTTTCTTCAATTACTGTAGGAATAAATTCAGGTCTTATTCTATATTCATAGTTTGAATTAATAGTTAAGAGTACTTCTTCGTTTACAGTAATATTTTTAACTTTAAAGAATGTGTTATCTCCACTGTTTGTAATCTCCATAGAATACTTGTCTAGTAAAATATTTAACATTTCTTCAGTTAAAACTTGTTTTTCAATTAAACTTTTAACAATAGTATCTAAGCTACTTTGCAAAGAATAATTATCCTTGCCTAAATATGCCAGTAAACTCTTAAAGTTTACATGATTTTTAGTGTGACAATTGGAAATTTCACGATAGTGTTCCTTAAATATTAGATGCATATAGAGAAGACTTTGTTTGTAATTACTGTTAGCCATTATCTCCATAGCAAGTATATGATTATCCTCATCTGTACTTGTAAGCATTTGGTCTAACTGATCATAAACCTCAGAATTAATTACAATTGCTTGATCTCCATTTAATTTATCTACTAAACTACCGTCACTTAAAATAACTCTACCTTCTAAATCAGATAATACCTTGTAATACTCTTCAGATATAACCTCTAAATACTTAGAAGTTCGATTACTTTCAGCAACAATTCCAGGATTTATAATAAGTGTCTTATAAACATTTAAGTCATTATCACAAATTTTTGTAATACTATTCCAATCTGAATGCATCCACTCTCCTGTATAAAACTCTAAAGCAGTGTCTATATTATCAATAATTCTAGAATCTAAATGAGGCTTAAGAGCTTGATAACATTCTTTAAAGTCTTCTGTTTTAAGAGAATAATACCACTTAGTAGTCATCATTTTACTAATAGAATGTTTACTACCAAATATTGCAGTAGCATCTTTGACATTTTTAACTATTGTAACATTATAATCTAGAATAAGATTTTTTAATTTTACTCTAGGAATATTTACTCCAGGTAAAAAGTATAACTTATCCCCAATCTTAGGAATATATTCATCAGGAGAAATAGTAATGTTATTTTTAGTTGTATTATTTAATGCTACTCCTGTATCTATTTTTATTCCAAGCCTTTGTATATCTAGATTACCTTTCCCATCGTATTGTGCTGAATAATTATCAATTTCAAATATTAAAAAATTGTCCATATTTTTTTATTTTATAGCCATTTTAGCGACTTTTGGGTTTAACATTATTTTACTGAATTTAGGCTTGTTCCCACTCAATAATTCTTTGATAATATAATATCTTAAATCATCAGTAAAAGATTTACACTCAGTAGTTATTGTAGACAATCTTTGAATAATCCCATCAGAAATAGGACCCGTAGAAGCTTTGTTTATAGAATAATTAATAATTCTAGTAGCAACTACACTTGAGATATCTGCTCTAAACTCGTCATCTTCTCCAATCATATCCTTAAGAACACCAAATACATATCCTTCATCCTTAGTTAAAATATCTTCAGGAGAAATTATCTTATCTAATTTATTATTGATAAACATAGTGAACATAGAACTAAAATCGTCTCCAACTGAACCTTCACCAATCATTTGAATCATCGGTAATTCATTTTCAAACTTTTGAATAGAACTAATAGAGTTAAAGAAAGTAGTTACACTTCTTGGATTAACTTTTTGAGTTACTAATTCAGGATTCATCAACATGAAATTAATACATCTACCGTCAATGTTTACTGCTTCTGCCCAACGAGCCCATACATTTACATCATATTTTAACTCAACACTAATAAATCTAGTTTGTTGTGCAACATCTAAGCTAGTTACATTGTAATCACCATTGTCTGGATTAGTAGTCAATACTACATGCCAGTTCTTAGGTAATTTCCAAGAAACATATTCTTGTCTATCACAGATTTCCATTACTGCTTGCATAAAGCGGTGCATTATTGTTAACTTATAGGCTCTTTATCCTATAATTCTGTAGTTTCTTTTAGATTATATCTACAGGTCAGACTATATCATCACATATTTCTATGTGTCATGCGCTCTTGGTGTTTTACTGTCTGTTCTAGACTCCATACACTAGTCGTTGCACCTTCCTTATATCCCTATAAGGCTTGGCTCAGGATTGTCCATCTCTGGAGATCCCCTGAATTCACATGATTTATTGCGGACCACCCGCTTTATGCTTTTTTCCATCTATAACTTCCAGCAGTTAAGTCTTTAGATATTGCTCTATTAATATTAGAGATACCAAGTTCCTTATTTGCTTGAGTTATAGACTCCCATCTTTTGATAAAAATATTATCATTAGTATATTGTAATACTGGTTCTAACTTATACTGTTTAGTTTTTAAAAGCACATAAGGAGCTTTATAAAAAGACCAAACAAATCCTCCAGCAGAAGTTTGTTGCAATCTACATACTGCTTTTATACTATTAATATATTTAGTATTAATAGATTTAGCAGCCGCTGTAAAAGATTCAAAACTTTCTAAATACTCACCTTTATCAAGTGAATACTTATGGACTGGTTTAAGATTATGAGGTTTTAAACCATTTGTGTAAGCATTTTTTAATCCACTACTTATCCTATTTTTATATACTTGATCTCTCACTATTTTTTGAGGATCTAATATATGATTTATATAAGGAGTAAGAGTATTAATATAATAAGCTTCTCTTTCAATTAAAACGTCTTCTATACATTTTTCTACAATAGCAAAGTAAATTTTTTCTTTGCCATATTTATTGTATAAATTTTGCATTGTTCTATTATGATGTTTTTGATTGTTAAGAGACCACAAATGATGTTTTAATCTTTGGCCAATATTACAAGAGCTACCAATGTACTCTTTATCATTAATTTTAATTTTGTAGATTCCTTTACACTTTAATGCTGTCTTAAGAGTCTGTGTATTTAACTTTTTCATATCATAAAGATACTTAAATTATCCACACTAACACTAATAGACTACATATTTTGTTAATCCGCACGTGTAAAATCATCTAAGATTAAGACACCGCCTTCACCTTTGCCTTGAATCCATTCAGGAGCAGCATGCGACATTCTTTTGTCTACTACTTTATATCCTTTTTGTCCTGCCAACTCAATTTCTTGTTCAGTAATCCAGGATACTTTTCCTTCAGCATTCTTAATTTTATATTCTTTAACAGGAAAACCTATTAAATCTCCCAATTCTTCTAATTGAGACAGATTTAGTTTTACAACATTTAATCCTAACTCTTCCCCTACTTGCAATATTGCAGAGGTTTTACCTAATCCAGCATCTCCAGCTATATTTACAGTAACTGGTACTTTACCTTGTGCTTGGATAAACTGATTATTGCTTACAATATGCTTAACAAAATCTTTTAATTCATCTACATTTAATTTTACTTGACTCATATTTAATTTTTTAAAGTTCTAATTTTATTACTTGACCTGGAAGACTTTCATTCAGGTTTGATCTTTCTGACAATACCCATAGTATTTTTCCTGAAGGTTTCATAGATGTACTACATTCACCATCGGTGAAATATATTAAACTTGTAAATTGTCTATTTTCCATAAAATACTCCAACACAGGATCAAACTCTGTTCCTCCTCTACCTGATACTTCTAATTCAAATTTACCTTTGTAGTCTTTAACACTAGTAATTTGAGTATCACATTGCACTATAGTAATATCTACTCCAGCTTTATAGATATGATGTATCTCATTCATGAATTCTTTAAGCTCACTATCACTTACAGATCCCGAAGTATCTATAGCTAATAACATCTTTTGCTTCATCTTAATCTTAAGGCCAGGATTACCATCATATCTTTTATTTTCCTTTCTTCTAATTTTCTTAGTAAAAATCTTAGTAGAAACTCCTGTAAATCTTCTGATGTATCCTTTCCAATTAAATTTAGGAGGCACTAATGCATCTAATTTAATCAAAGCGTCCATTTCTCCTGGAACATGTCCTTGCTTCTTAAGAGTTTGCTCTTTAGCATTAGAAAGTAATCTTTGCGTTTGTTTTTCTATAAGCTTTTGTTCAGCTTCTGGTAAATTTTCAAACTCTTCCCAAGTACTATGGTCAGGTAAACCGTTACCCTCGCTAGCATCTCCGTCACCTTCCATTTGGTCACATAGTTTATCAAATGCATCACTGCCACTAGTACCGTTCTTATCCTTCTCTTCTTTAGCTTCTTTGAGCATATCGTAATAATAACGACAGCCTGCTCTAGTATCAAGATTTAATTCTTCATAATCATCAATCATAATTCCTCTAAAAGGAATTTTACTAGCAATTGCTTTTATTTCTTCTATAGGAGCATCTCTTTCTCTGGCTGCAGCTATTTCAATTATTACTTCTTCTTTGATAGCATTAACCTCTTCTTTAGTATAATTTCCTCCAGGAAGCCAAGAATTATCAATATATTGATTGATTTCCATATCCATAGCTATATTAGCTAGTTTCCTGTCAGCAAATTTAAAAAAGATACCAAGGTGCCCAAATGCAATATGAAGTAGTTCATGCTTTAGAAGGCCTAGCCTATGTTCTTCAGATAACTCTTCCCAAAAAGTAGGATTAATAACCAATTGATAATTGATTCCTTGTTTACTAACGCCAGCCGTGGGTACTCTTGCATTCCATAATTTATTCAGTAAAATGAGAAAGAACCCGTAATAGGGCTCTTTCATCATTAAATCTTTACTAGTTTTACTTAATGTGTCTGCTCTACTCATAGTTTTTAATTTTTAATTTGATAATATCTACTGCTTCTGTAGTACCTAGGGCCTTTACTAAGTCACTGAAGTCAGTTACTTTAGGCATTTCAGGTACAAAGAAGTAGGGAATATTATACTTTTCAGTGAAGCTCTTAGATAATTTCTTACCAGCTTCATCATTGTCAAATAGACAAATTACTTTCTTAAATCTAGATTTATATTCATCCATTACAGAATCCTTCATCATAACACTTTCTGACTGTAAGCCAATAGCAGCTATACCTAAACAATCGTGAATACTCATAACGTCCTTTAAGGATTTAGTTATAATTAGTAAGTCACCTGATTCAGGAAGTTGCATGTATCCTTGATGCACAGAATAATCTGCATTGTTAATCCATTTTTTAATCTTAATCTCTAGAGGTTGATAGATTTTATAACTAACTCTATCGTCTTTTATCTCTACATAAGCATAAGCTAACTCACTAGTTTTAACAGCAGTATCATTATAAAAAACATAATCGATAGCATGCACATTAAACTTTTCTAAAGTAGCTTTCTTAATGCCGAAGGAAGACCAATATTGCTGATCTCTCTTACTCCAAGGCCTAGTTTTAATTCCTAACTTAACTTTATCTTTATGTACTATTCTAGTATATTGTACAACTTGCTTAGAAGCATCTATATTAAAACTAGACAATCCTAAATCATACGCTACTTTCTTTAGTGCTTCTGGATAACTCAAATTAAAGAGTCTTATTACTAATACCAAAAAATCACCACAATCTTTAGTAGCAAAATCATAGAACATTAAGATATTTCTATCAATTTTATGAAAATACAATGCAAAAGAAGGAATATTATCTTCTCGTAAAGGGCTATGAAATATACCCAAATGTTTAATATCTTCCCCTAAATAAAAAGAATAAATCTCTTCTTGGGTTACATACTTAAGAATATCTTCTCTTGTAATTTGACTATTAAATACTATTGAATTTAGATTTATTTCTTTCATAAAAAAATGAGGGGGACATTAGAGCCCCCCTCAAAATTAATTATTTTTTTCTCACCAGTCGTCTCCAGCAACAAGATCGTTAGCATTAGCTTTTCCATTAGCAACAAACGAATCTTCTTGAATACGTGCCATTGCATCGATATTACCTGCTTTTAAGCGAGTATCAGCAATAGCAACACTCATTGGCTCTAAGAAAGGAACCCAACTTCTTGGTTGAATATATTTCTTAATTCCTTGAGTAGAACCATAGTTAGCAAATACTCTGAATTTAGGACCTGCAGTTAATCCTGTACGAATTAACAACATACAACCGTCTAACAATTCCTTAGCGCTGTTAAAGCCACTAGGAAATTGATAAGTATCTCCGTAAATTGCATGAATAACATGCTTAAGAACTTTACCCTGCTTTTGCACTTGCTCTGCAATTGTAGAATACTCTGTATCTTTTTCTACATACCAGAAACTAGTGTTACAAGAACCTCCATCTGCATCTGTAAACGATAACTTGTAATCAGGAGAGTTAGGCTTATCTTCTGGCTTTTTCTTCTCTACCACCATTGATATATTTTCTGCTACTCCTGCGTTTCCACCATTGAAAACTGCTTTACCTTCTGCTGCATCGAAAGATGCGTCATTCAAATTGATCATATTTATTATTTATTTAAAATTATTAATTATTAATTACCAAACTTCCTCGTCAGATTCTTCTTCTTCTAACTCTTCAATTTCCTCATCTTCGTCCTCGTCCTCGTCTTCTTCTAATACTTCTTCTAAAATAGAATCAGGAACTTCCGTAGTAGTATCTGCCATTTCATATAAAGCTCCTCCTTGAGGCACTTCAGGAATTCTGCTTAAATCAGCGTCAAAATCCGACCCATCAGATACTTCGCCTAAATCTGTAGTATTAAACTCTAGTACTTCTTCAGCAACTGCTGCTCTAAGAACTAATTGAGAATATCCTCCTAAAGCAATAATATCAAAATGATTCTCTACTTCAGTGTTTAATTCTAATCTTTTAGTGATAAACTCGTAAGTTTTCTTATCACTAATAGTACACGATTGCGTTAAAGCAAATCCTTCAGTCTCTACAGTTACTTTACGGATAAAGATACTAGAACCGTCAGGAGCAAATCCGAAAGAAACTCTATCTCCTCCATCAATTCCTAAAGCAACTTGCGCAGCTTTATTAAAACTAAACTTTCTACCAGCGCCTACCTTAGCTATTGCTGATAATGTCATTGTTGGAGCAGAAAATGACTCCTCTTTTCTTTTTCTTTGTGCAGGGACTGCATCCCAAATTAAATCTTGCATTGTTTTACTTTTATTGGTTATTTATTAAATTGAATAATATTCTCTTATTGCTGCGTTTACTTCCACTAGATCATTATCGATCGCAGCTTCTTCAAACATTTCAATAGGAGTTTTGCATGTATCTGTTCCAGAATTTAAGGTTCTAAATACATGTCTGTTTGGTGCTCCAGGTGTTTTTACAATCTCTGCATAAAACACTATAGAACTAAATGACTCAGGCACAAAGCGCTCAAGCATCTTACCCTGCACTCCGATTCTCTCTGTAGAGAATCCTCCATCATCATAATGAGTTTCTGGATGAGCAAATAGATACACGATGATATCCTCTCTTAATCTATCATTAATGATATTAATTAAGTCATATTGATTAGCGGCAAATTTACCATACTTATCAAAGCCTTTTTCAGCTCTAAAAGAAGGGCTCATTACTGCATCAGTCATAATACGACTCCATGTATCAATGATAATAGTTTTAGTCTTAGGATTACCGTGAGCTTTTTTTAAAGTAGCTATTACTTCGTGTACATCGGAAGTTTTGCAATAATTGCCTTTTTCTTCATTGTACTTTAAGTTAAACTGCTTAAACGGAAGAGCTTTCTGATCCGTATTAATGATTACTGTCTCGTCTGGATTTAGGTTCCTTAACGAGGTAGATTTTCCTGTACCTGATTTTCCAACCACGAATACTAATTGTCCCACTTTTTAAAATTTTTAAGTTAATATTAAAGGTATTTATTTATTATACCTTTTGTTAGTTCGAAATTTTTTCTTGCTTGGTATGCTTCTAATTCTGTTTCATAGTAACCTAAAGAGGTACTTTTATTATTATAATGAATTGATGTATACCATTTACCCGAAAATTGATGAAAAGATACTCCTGTAAATTTAGAAGATGATTTATTTATATTTTTTGCATGACAAGAATTTTCTCTAGATGTTACCCATTCTAAATTGAAAACATTGTTATTTAATTTATTTTCATCTATATGATTTACATATTCTAAATTTTTAGGATTATCTATAAAAGCTTTTGCAACTAGACGATGTACTAAAAAAGATTTAGATTCTTTATTATTCCACAATTTGACCATATTATACCCGCTGTATTTATTATAAAATTTCATAATTTTTTCAGGTAATGTGTATGGAAAATTTTTACGTACTAATACACGGGAAATTCTTTTAATTTTTCCTAAATTACTAATTTCATAATTTGGGAAATTTTCTATAATTTTCCAACTTTCTTTCACCATAAATTATTGATTTTTAAGTTATTTACTTTATTAAAGATAAGGATTTTTAAGTTAAATCCCTAATTTCTTGACGTATTTCTGGCTCTTTTACTGTCTTTCTTTTCTGCCATAGTGCGCCTCTTAAATGCGGATGTTCTTCTTGTACTTTACGAGAAGCTCTACCAAATGCATCCATATAAGGTATGATTCTTTTTTCCATATCCTTTAGAAACTCTTTGGTGGGCTTATCTATATCGTACCCTATTTCTAGAAGATAATGATAATATAATCTCTCGTTAGAATCTCGTAAAGCAGGATGAGCAGTTAGCTTATTTTTTACCCAGATGTATTTGTCTTTTATCATGAATTTTTATTTTTATAATATTCATCAATTTTTCTTAATTCCTCTGGCTTACCTTGTAGCTCATCTGCTTTGGGTAATTGATAATATCCCCCATACTCGCCAATAAACAGGAAGCTGATATTTAGTTGTGCTTGTCCATCCCGATTTTTCAGAATCTTAGCTAACCTATATCTATCCCTAAATTTACTAATATCGTATCCAAGACACTTTTCTATTCCCAAATAGAAAGGACTTGCAATCCCAATAATAGTATTAGAATCCTCTGCTACGTTACCTGTGTTTTTAATATCACTAAGCATTGGCATCCAACTGTCCCCATCGCGTCTATCCATTTGTTCCGAACCTCTATTTATCTGAGATACTACAACTGGGCTAAAATTAAACTTGTTTCTAAAGAATACTAAAGTCTTAGAGATTTTATCTATTGCTTCCTTTAAATTGCTGTATTTACCTAAATCTACTAGGCCTATGTGGTCTATGATTATTAGTGTAATTAATGCAGGATTATTAGGAATATAATCTACAATAAAATCATTCTCGTCCCTTACTACCGTACCTCTTTTTTCAGCATAGCTTATTAGGTCTTTGTATAAGAAATCAGGGTTAAGATTACTTCTATAAAATAGATACTTATCCTGAATCTCATTCATCTTTTCCTCATATTGGCCTATTAATCCTTCTACTTCAGGAGATATTTCCATCTCACCCTTAGATTTAATTTCATCGATCGAAGTTAATATCCCGTGATTCTTCCAGATTAGCGCTGCAATATGCTTTGCTATTTGATCTTGAGGAGGAATCTCTAAGGAATAATATATAATTTCTAAATCATGAACATACCCAGGATTTGTTTGTAGATATTCTATAGCACCATAGACGTAAGTGCTGTTCACAAACGCTGTCTTGCCGATTGACGTACCTGCAAATACTAGGTCGTATCTACCTTGCTGAATATTCTTAATATGCTTACTAAGAGTTGTAAAGCCACTAAAAGGAATTCCTGTATTTAGTCCTTTCTTGCCCCTAGCAATTTCTTCTTTGAGTTTATCCCAGTATTTAATCTTCGCCATAATCTTTTTCTTTTTTCTTAAGAGGTTTTAATCCTAAGACTATACTTTGGGAATCCCAATCATCTAACAATTGCAATCTTAATTTATTTATTTGATTAAGTATTAACAATTCTTTAGTAGTAAATACATCTACATTATAAGCAGCTGACCCCATTATTCTCATTTTAGACCAATTTCTCTTTAATGCAAAATGATGTTTAGTCAGTTTAGCATTCATTATATAGTCGTGCTGTTCCATTCTTCTTCCTCCTTTCCGTTTTCTTGAATAAATACTTCCCATTGTTCCCATGAACTATTGTTCATTACAGTTTCCATATTAGGTAGAAACTCTAATTTACCACTAGACTTTTGTTTAGCTACAAACGCACTTATTGACTCTATAGCTAATTGGTGTTGTTCTGCAGTTTTAACGCGCGCTAAGTACTTCTTTTCGTGCTTAAGAGCCACCTGTGTACTAGGACCCGATGCTCTAAGCACTCTAGGACCTACTCGCACAGGGTAACAATTATAAAATTCCCAGAAATTAATAGCATCACTACGTATTTCAAATAGTTTTTCTACTGCTTTATTACTAACGATAGTCTCTGTAAATTTTGCAGTATGATTGCTTAATACAAACTCCGTAGTTACTATAAGTTTATTTCTAAGATTTATAGAATTAGTCTTACCAAATATTATAGCAATATCATCAAACTTTTTATAATACAAAAGTTGTAACATCACTGCCATATCTGGAGATAATCCAGATTTCTTTAATAGCTCTAGCGTTAGTTTAATCTCCATACTTACAACATTAATAATTCTAACAATTCTTCTACATCATAGCAATCGTAGTCTTTCAAATTAATCTCTTCTTTGAGTATTAATTCTCCTATTTCATCTGCTATCATATCTGTTTCTAGAGCAACCATAAGATTAATTCTAGACTCATCAAACTTAACAAAATCCATAAAATCGTAGTTTATCTTCTTACGAAGTACCATTTCTGCTAGCTGTAGGAGCTTATCTTCTTCCACTAATGCCGCAAATCTATTCTGTATAGACTTTTTCCAATCTTCTATATTATCAAATTTCATATCCATTGAATTTTAGTTTTTTCAAATCCTTGTAAAGCAGATGTCATCCATACTTCGTCTTGTGTGTCTTTAAGATATACTATGTAAATCTTAGCCTTAGACTTTCCCTGGAGATTCATTGCCCGCATGGTTTGTTGAATACATAGACTTTCTACGCTTTTCAACTGATTAAATACTGCTACTTTTAAATTAGGAATAGTAATGCCCATAGAAATCATAGATATGACAGATAATTTATTAATCTTGCCTTCCTTAAAATCCTCCAAAGAAGACTTATCAGCTTTACTATGGAAACATCCATCGCCTATTTGATTGGCTATCTCTTGCCTACCTGTGAAGACTAAGCATCTATCCGCCATAGAATCTACTATTTCTCTTGTAGCATTTAATTTAGCTCTAGAGTTATAAATAATTCCTGTTCTCTTAGACATTAAGAATCTTAGGTTTTTATACCTGCCTGCGTGTACAGCAGCCTTGTATCTACTATCCCAATAATTATAAGCATCTCTCTCTGTTTGATAGAAAGGAGTTTCTTCTGTACCCGATAGAACATGTTTGTCTATATCGTCTAGGTCCGTAGCTACACATATTATTTCATAGTCAGCAATGATCTTATCTTTTATAGCTTGTTCAAAAGTATAGGTATAGAAAGGAGCTATGTTAAGTATATTACTCAAATTAAACTCATCTTGTTGTGTTAAAGTGCCTGTTAATCCTAGGATTCTAGTACCTTTTAACTGATGAAATCGTAATTCAGCTAATACTTTTAGATTATAACTATGACACTCGTCAGCTATAATTAAATGATAAGTATCTCTATTTTTCTTTAAACTATTACTCCACACATAATCTACTTCAACAGTGTCATTTAATCCCCAGGTAATCAGCTCTCTTTTCCAATCCTCTAGAATAGACAATTGAGGTGCTACAATTAGCACCTTAATTGCCTTATCCACGGTATTCAATGCATCAATCGTTATTTTGCATTTACCAACACGAGGACTTACAAAGAGAACACCATTAAACCTATTGAGTACAACAGCTTTACTAGCTTCTTTTTGTATTTTATCTCGTTTTTTCATGGTATTAATTGTTTTAATTTATATACAGTAATATGTTTCCATCCATTAAGATGAATATTAGAAGGAACTGCTTTAGTAAATGTAACTGGGCATACTTTAGTATTCATCCAATCCTTATAATTTAATGCTACTTCTTCTTTAACTTCTTTACTATTTTCTACAGTTAACAAATGCAATATAGTAGCATGATTTCTTGCTAAAGTTCTAGCAATTTCTGAAGGAGATACTCCTTTATTAATTAATTCTTTAGCTATAATCTGCCTAACTTCCACTATATAACTATTCTGATATTCAGTAGTTAATTTAAAATACTCGTATATAGGAATTAGTTCTTCTAATAATTTAATCTCTTGTTTTAACCCTTCTATTCTTTCTTCAAAAGATTTAAAACTTCCTTTACTTTTTCTACCAACCTTCATTAATGTTTCCAAGTTTTAGTTATCATCGGTTCTGCCTTAAGTTTGACCACTTTACAGAATACTTCACCTGCTCTTTCCATACATTCCTGTAACACAGGAGCTATAGTACTCGCCATATCTTCTGGACATTCTACTATCCATTCATCGTGTACTACATTCGGTAATTTTACCGTAAATACTAGATTATTAGCTACTAAATATCTAAAGAAATATACTCCCGCAAGTTTAGTAATATCTGCAGAAGAACCCTGAATAGGATAATTTAAAGACATTCTTTCGATATCTCCTTTCTTCATAAAATACTCACGAACTTTTGGTTTAAAATGGTTCATAAAGATATGGGAATTTTTAGTCTTTTCCAACTTATAACTGTCCCAAAATCCCTCAGTTTCATATATTTCTGCATGCAATCTTTTAAAATCTTCAAAGAAAGGAACAAAGCATTTTCTACCGCTGACATTGTTAAATTGAATATATCCTAATTTAAGAGCTCTAGCCTTTTCTACTTTAAAATAATTAGCTAATCCAGGGAATGCTTTAAAGTAAGCTTTATAAACTTCTTCACCTTCAGCCATAGATATGCTTAAGTTTTGAGCAATAGTCATACCTGTACCACCGTAATTGATAGCAAATCCAGCACCTTTAGCTATCTGTCTTTTGCCTTTATGATTATCTTTTATCTCATCTAGACTTAAATCTCCTAACTCAGGAAATATCTTAGACGCAATAAAAGAATGCATATCTCCGAGACCTTTAGCATAAAACTCTAGTAAATCATCATCTAAAGATTTATTAGCAAGTACAATCTGCTCTTGCCCACTATAATCACTTACTATTAGTACATTACCTTTCTCTGCTTGAAAACATCCTCTAGTTCTATTATCACTTGGGATATTCTGCATATTAGGCATTTGAGGCATACCTCTTTTAGGGGCCCCTTTTTGACCACTAGACAGCCTGCCCGTATTCATAATTTGCGTATAGTTACTATGAATCCTTCCTGTTACAGTACTTATATAGTTAAACCAATTCTCACCGTAAGTACTAACTACTTTCTGATGCTCAGTATATTCTATATAATTAGAGATAAGAGAGTGTTTTTTTCTCTGGGGCCCTAAGACTTTCTTGTCTATAGAATCCTTCATCATTCCTGTGTCTTTGTCCTTAGTCAGCGTATCTACGCCTAAAGATTGCATTAAAGGAATAACTTGTTTAGAAGAAGCCCAGTTAAGTTTGCATTTAATACCCGTAGAAAATAAAGACAACTGATTATCTATATAATTAGAATATTTAGCAGGGTTTTCTAGAATAAAATCATCTAGTACTTGCTTCACAGCATCTAAATCTTTTAGATCATCGTTACATTTCTCTCTCCATTCTTGAGCATTCATAAACATACCGCAATACTCTATGTATGCTAATACTAATACAAACTCATTATCTAAAGTAGCAGTGCGAGTTAAATTATTCTCTAACAGAGCTACCTCTTGTTTTCTTTTAACCTGATGAAGATATTTAACATCATCAGCAGCATATTTAATAACTCTAGTAGATAGACCTTCTCGGTGTATATTGCCCCTTATAGTCTTATCTAACTCTATTTTACAATATCTATAAACAACTGCATCTAGCGATCGTCTAACGGTATCTAAACCTGTAGTTAGAATCCTTTCTACTAAGAAAGTATCAAATATTTTAGTCGGTACAATTGAATAATAATATAGAAATCTAAGGTCAAACTTAGCATTGTGCATTATTAACACTTTGCTTTCTAATAACTCCTTATATAACTTGGGGTCTACATTAGAGCAATCAACTACATATTGTCGTTGTTCATCCCCTAATTGCATACTCAGTAAATCCTTAGTATAAGGATCCATTCCCCTAGTTTCTGTATCAAATCCAATAACTTCTAATGTTTTTAAGTATTCTATAGACTCCTCAACAGTAGCCATAGAATAACCAGCAGCCGTAAATAACGACTGCTGGTTAGTTACTAAATAAATCACTAGGAATCTTTATTTTTTACCTTGAAAAGTGATATACGCTTTTGCAAAACGTCTTTGTGGGTATTCACACAAACTACCATCTTTTTTTGTACAAACAACATACAATTGGTCTCCCCAAAATTTCCAAAAAGGTTTTTTAGTAGCAACCATCACGATAAATTTACCGTCTTTCTCCTCAATTTTAAATTCTCCGTTTTTCATAGCTTATTTATTTATTTGTTATTGTTTCTGTAACTCCTGTAACTCCTGTTTTACTCCCTTTAGGACTTATAACTAAACACTCAGGTACTACTTTATCTAAAATAGCTGTCCCTTTGCTAATAGATAATACCTCAACTTCTGTTTTACCTACAGATTCTAATATTGATCTTTCAATATCATTCTCTGGAATAAGTACAATCTTCGTTGTACCATTTAATAATACTTCTACTTTCATCTTTTTATTTTTAGATTGTTACTCATCCCGATGATCCATGTCGTCCTGGTCATCCATTACTTTTTTTACTAAGATAGCAAGAGTTATAAGACAAGCTCCTACTACTACTAAACAAATTGTTACCATAATTACCAACTTGTGGTGTTTGTAATACAATAATGTGTACCTACATATGCACTCATCCAGTCATCAGGTGTCAATACCCAAGTCTTAAAGTTACCACTACAGTCATTCTTAATATCTACTGAATAATCAGCAGCATTATCTGACATTATCTCACCACAATTACATGGTGTTACTTCTTTCTTCTCACATGACATTGCTAATAAAGCAACTGCCATAATCATTATTACTTTTTTCATACTATTTACGTTTTTTATTAATACTTAATCCCAATATTAAACCAGCTATAATTCCAACCATTAACATTACTGTATCTAAATTCATCTTATTTTTTTTTAAATTGTTTAATAAATACATCTAAGCAAGATTTACTATAATTTTGTTCTTGTATCATAAATTTTCTAAATGTATCTAAATCTTCCTCACTATACATTCTTTCATCATACCATTTAATTATATCAATTAGTGTTTCCATATCTTCATCACTATACATTCTTTCAACTTGCCATTTAGCACCTGCTATAAAACTTTCTCTTTTAGTTCCAATAATAGGTTGTCTAACCCATTTTTCAGCAGCTTCTTCTAGTGTTTCTTGTTTAGTAGGATATTTTTCATCCCAACACAATTCACAAATTCCACTTAGGGCTTCTTTATAAGCTCTTTTACAGTCACAATGTTCTTGTTTAGGTTCTTCTTTCCCACAATCTACACATAATCTTGGATATGGTTGATTCATTGCTTTTGAATATCTACAATTATGTTTAGGTTCTTCTTGTGGAATTACTATTTTATACTTAGACATATCTGGAAATCCATATTCTTGACCATCATCATTTAATTTCATCTTACCTTTTACAGTTTCAACTTCCTCACAAGTAGGATTCTTAACAAACCATTCTAAGAACTCATCATCAATACTCTGAACACCATCAGCAATTAAATCTGTATCTGTTGTTAGGATGATTTTAGAACCTTCATTATTAAAATCAGTGTATAAAAGTAAATCTTCTTTAGTTATTTTATGAATCCAATCTTTATCAATGTGTTTAACAAATAGTTTAACCCAATCTCCTTCTTTAATTTCTTCATCAGAAGTGATGTAGATGTGTTGGGTATTTCTTGTATTTGAATATTCTAATTCACAAGTTTCAAGTCTTGTACCCTTTTCATCAGTATATAAATGTAACCTACTTGGTTTGTCTGTTGGGATTACCCAGCAATTTTTTGTTTTTTCCATAACTATTTATTTTTCCATTCTTTCCATGTGTCAAAGTCCTTGAACTTTTCTATATCTTTCATTATCAAAACTTTAAGTCTCATTGTTACAGCCCACATAATAAACATGCCTGTAAATAATCCTAATCCAAATTCCATCTTATTCTGATTTAGATAATTTGATTTCATCAATTCCCCATTCATTAAATCCTTTGATAAATCCTTTTATAATAATATCTTGTGATTCATCATCAAATAGTGTAAGTAAATCATCTGCAGCATTATACCCAATATTGTAACCACTTTGCTCTAGCTCTTCTTTTTCTTCTTTTTCCATCTTATTCTGATTTAATATTTACTACTAAGTCCACCAAATAATATCAGTATTCCTATTATTATTATTATTATAACTGTTTTCATCTTATTCTGATTTAAAGGTTATAGCTTCTCTTACTACTTTACCTAACATAGGTTTAACTAAGTTATAAACCTTGTAGCTTTCTTCTTCAGCCCAGGTAATAATTTCTTCTTCTTTAGATTCTACTGAATAACTATGCCACCATAAAGAATGATGCATCATTTCATGCATAATAAGACCCATTGTTCTTACTGGATCAGTACATCTGGATAGATTAATAAATACAAATCTATCATCATTTGATATGTATTCACCTGAAACTTTGGGTACAAAATTACTCCATCCTGCTATGTATGCACTATCTTTTGTATTTTCATATGCTTCACATTCTATATATGATAACCCATGCATTTCATCTACATTAAAATAATCAAATATGTCACAAGGATTATAACTCAATAAGAGTATGTATCCATTTCTAAAAATTGTTATCATTTTATTCTGATTTAAATTAATTAACTGTTAAAAATAACATCTAGCTATTATATTAGCTAAATGTAAGTTATAATATTCATCTAGCTAATATATTAGCTTTTTTCATAGTATATTATACATTTTTGTCCCAAATTTTAATAAGATTTGGGACAGATTTTTATTGCAAATATTATACATTTTGTGTTACACATTTTGTGTAATACTTTTTACATTTTACTATGTTTTTGTAAAAAGTATTACACATTACTGTATTTCATCTTATTCTGATTTAAATTAGTGCCGTATAAAGCACTATAGGTTATGTAATTAACTTTTTTGTAGGTTATAATATTCAAATAGGTATTATACAGCACTTTTTAATATTATATTACACATTTTGTGTTATTTAGTCTATATGCTATTTCTTTCCTAATAATATCTAAATGCCAATCAGCACCTCCATAATCAAGAACTGCTTTTAGGTAGTCATCATCCATATCACAAATTGGAATCCAAGTTAATGGTTTATCACCATCTATACCTCTACTACCTCTTGTTGCATATTTTCTTACAATTTCAAAATCATCATCATCATATACACAATGAGTTTTAATTTTATTCATGTCTTTTGCACCATACCTTTCATAGTCAGTGCCACCGTCAACCATTGCTTCATTAGGACAACTGCAAATCTTGTAATCATGTCTATGATAACTTACAATTGTCTCATTACACTCTTGGCAAGTGACAGAATTATATACTAGCTGTTTCATATCATTTCTATTTAATATATGTGGCAATTTTTACCCCTTATTATTAATTGATTTGTTATAAGTTTCATTGTAGTATTGTTCTGCTCTACCCATATTAGGGTCAAAGTTTGTACCCATAGAATCATATACTGCTTTCATTATCTGTTGCTTAAATAACTCATTAGCTTCTGCTATATCTGAACTATGAAGTATTCCATTCTCTGCTAGTCTTTCTACTAGTAAATCTATTGGTGTCATAATTTTAAAATTTCTTGTTTAACTTTATTCCAATACATCATTGGTTCTCTTATACCTTGTTGGTTTCCAAATTCAATTATCTCATCAACTGCTATTAAAACGCATTGTTTTACCATATTTTCAGGATAAGAACTATCTGCACATAGTTGATAATATTTATTTACTAACTCTTTAGCTTTATCTTTTGGTGTCATATTTTTCATAGTAAATCGGTTTTAATCCGTTTATGTATAATTTTGTTTACACTAAATGATTTACTGTAACCTAGTATATTTATGAACTAATGCGCTTATTATTATTAAAACTACTGCTATTGCGCATATTATTATTGCTTTGCTCATGGTTTTTTAAATTTAGGACTACATCCAAATAATATAGTATTCTTAAATGATTGCTTAAGAATAACACCTTTTATTTTATAGACTTTAATAGTGTCATCTATTATTTCATCAAACTTAGATTCTTCTATCTCATAATCTAAGAAAGGTATTTCTCTTTGACCACGATCATTTGTTGTAGAGTTTTTTAACAATTCATCAAAGGATGCTGAAGGAGTTGCATTTGCGTACAACTCCCTATAACAATGCATTAGTGCTTTATCTATGTTTTTATTTGTCATCTGTAATATCTTTTAATTTTTTCCATATTGTATCAGCTTGTTCTCCCCAATACATTTCACATGTAACTACACCGTCTTTTATCTTAAAAGGTGGTTCAAAGAAATAACTTTGCATAAATTCACTAGCAGTTGCTGTAAATCTATAACACTTTTCTTTTACTGGGCACCCTGTACCTGGGCACATACTTATATCAGCCATACTACTTACTTTTTACTTAGTTTAATTACTTTATTTACATATCCTGGATCTTCAGCATAATTAGCTTTTAGATACTGTATGTATTCTCCTTCAGTTTTAATATCTCCTAGAAATCTAGCTTGATAAAATGCATAATCTAGTACAGATTCTTTCCAATTATCAAATACAGCATGACCTCTGTTTTCACCTTTGTTGGTAGTAGGTCTTCTAGAAGCTATCTTCATTCCAAATAAATTATTATTTTCCCTAAAGATAATTGATTTAAAATAACCTGATTCTAATTTAGCTTGAGCAAATACTATATGTGGAAACTTAATATTTAATCCAATAATATATTCTTTTAATTTAACCTCACTAAACTCATTCTCCTGGTTAATAACTAGCATCCTAGTTTCTTCAGTAATATACTTTATACTGTTTAATTTATCTGTTTGCATATATAATGCAACTCCAAATGATAATGCAGAGCATATTAGTACAATTAAGATTACTCTTAAATAACTTCTTGTAGCTTTAACATAGTTCATCTTGTGTTTATCAAATTTATACAACATAATTTATGATTTAGATTATTAATAAATAGTAATCAGAGGAGGACTCAAACCTCCATTCTCTCCTGGCATACACCATATTGAAATTAGGATTGTGTTAATTACACCACCTGACTAATGTAAATAGATAAAGTGCCTGATCCATGTACTACTGTGGGCACTTTTAGTTTAATTAGTTACACTTCATGGTCATCTACTTACAATTTTAAAAAATGTATCTTATTGTATTCCAAGGAATGATTTCATCATGTATTCTTATAAAACTAGATATAAAATCTTTTTTAAGATTATGTTGATATCTTACATTTTTACCTCCATATTGAGAAGTTTTAGTTTCTTGAATACTTGGCGTCCACATTAATTCTTCTCCAGGAATATTATTAGCTAGATTATACTTGTGTTTATCTTCATTATGAGTTAAGAATATTACTTCAGCTTTTACTGTAGATTTATAATCTACATAGTCATTTAGCATATGAAATAGTTCTTCATAATCTTTTTCCCAACCTTTGTATACTACTACAGGTGAAAAGTTTACATGTACATCGTAGCCACTGTCTATAAATGCATCAATTGCTTTTATTCTATCTATTATCTTACTAGTCTTAGGCTCTAAAATATCAGATATCTTTTGAGGCATAAGACTAAATCTAATCCTAACTTTATTTTGAGGATTAAAACTTAAAAAGTTAATAGGTATAATTTTAGTAGCAAAAGTTGCTTTTGCAACTGGATGGTCTCTGAAAAACTCAAAGATATATTCCCAATTATAATACTTAGAATGCAATGCAAAATCTTCATTACATGCTATATCATAAGTGATATACTCTTCATCAGTTTGATTAGGCTTTTCTACATTAGAATAAAAATACGCATGATCATTAATGCTTGTAAGTATATCTCCTATATTTTTAGCAATGCTTAATCCTTCAGGTTTATGACGTTTCATATAACAATAAGAACAAGTTAATAAGCATCCGTAACCAAATGAAGGAGTAATATAATCACTTGATCTTCCTGATTCTCTAATAGTAAAAGTTTTTCTTATTACTTTTTCTAACATTAATTTTAATTTTTAAGTGTTATTTAATAGGAGCACAGTCTTCTGAAGCTGTGCATGATCCATCACAATTACATATATACATCATAATTCTTTAATTAAAAGGGTTTAATACTCCAAGCTGTCTAAAATATTTCTCTCTACGAGACATTAATTCATAATCATTTTCAGCTATTAAACTATTATAATAACACATTGTTTCATATTGCTCTATATCTTCTATTAAACATATAACTGGAAAATGTTCAGTTATTAAGTCAGCCATTTCTTGGTTATCTTTAGGCTTATAGTCTAAATGTATAGTGCGTAAATACAGTCCTATGTCTAACATAGTCACTCTAGGTTTTGCTTGAATATCTTGCATAATGTATTTGTTTAAAGTTCAAAACGTCAAATTTTTTAGTAATTCCTAAAAGAAAAAAAGGGAAATAGTCCTAAAACTATTTCCCAATTTTTAATCTTTAAAAGATTATGCTCCTAAAGCATCTGCAATAGCAGAAGAAGCATCAGTGTCAACTGCTAAACGAGTTGTATCTGCAATCAAAGTGTGCTTAGGCTCGCCAAGTACAACTGAAGTATTTACATAAATGTACATACCATTGCTCATAATGAAATCTCCATCTTTTCCTGCACGTTTAGCACGAGTCTCGAAGTTAGCTACATCATATTCAGTTCCTTTTGTTGACTCTGTAATTTGAAGATTCAAACTTCTGTCATCACCTGCAATCTTTGGATCAACCATATTGATTTCCAATTCTTCTCCTTCTGCCAATCCAGAAACGTCTATACCGAACTGTAATTGAACGTCTGAAGGTTGTGCAGATAACCAAGAATAACGAGGCTTAGATTGGTTAAATCTTTCATCAGAAGCATTTAAAATTCCTAACAAAGCTGTTGGAGTTTTTCCTGTTTCGATAATTTGTGAGAAAGTTAATTGAACTTTCCCGCCTTTAATTCCTTTTGCTGATACTAATGTTACTTTTTTCATGATAATTTGTTTTAAAATAGTTAAAATATTTATTTATATATCTCCTATAGTACAGACTTTAAAAGTCTAAGAATTAGTAGCCTAGGATAAACTACTATTCTTTCATTAAACCTAAATTAATGTGTAACTACCTTTTTACTGCCTAGCGGCAAATAGTTATCTATGTATGTATTAAGCTTTGTGTTTAAGAAAATAAAATAGCGGTACTTTATCCACAATTTCCCGCTATTTCCCCTTAAACTTTATCTTGGCAATGTTTTAAACATAAACATTTTAGTGTCGTAAGCATATCGTATTGATAATTCATCTGTTGTATTAAAATCTGCAGTTACTGTAAATGCATTTTTAATACTAGACTCATCACCTGTTGCAATATATATTAGTTTCCATTTTTCAGTTATTGGATCAAGGAAAGTAACTACATATTGATTATTTATAGGCAATATTATTTTATATTGAGTAGAAGATATTTTCACTGAAGGAATTTCTTTTTCTAACCACCAGCCAACAAAGGTTGTGTCTTCGTATATTGCTCTTCTAAGTTCCATATCTATGTTGTAAGCGGCTTTAATGTTTACAGTGAATGTCATCGTTTGCGATTGTACTCCTTGACTAATAGTCAGAAGTATCATTAAGATAAATAGTTTCATGATAATTAAGTTTTATAGTTAGTTAATAATAAAAAACCTCTTACTCTAAGTTAATAGAATAAGAGGTTATATAATCGTAAAAGAAAATGGGCTATCCTTTGATAGCAATGCAGTTTATACTGCTCACGATTAATTTTGATTGTGCATTAAAGCTTTATCAGCTAGAGCACTTATTTTCATAGACATATCTAATGTCCATAGTTTAGTAAATTTATACTTAGCTCTGTCTGGTTCTTTGTGACAGTGCTCTCTATATAACTGTTCTTCAATTTTTGTAACAGAATTATCTGATTCGGAAATAACATGTATAGTTAGTTTCTCATCTTCAGAAAAGATAATGTCTAATCTGTACACATAGTCTTTTAAGAAATCCATAGTCTTTAAGTTTAAGAGTTAAAGATATTAAATAATTAAAAGAATCCCTAAAAAAGTTTTAGGGATTCACAGAACTATAAGTTCTTAGTGGAATTTATGGCCTTTACAGCCATTCCTATTAAAAGTTCTATTACAGAACTTAATAAAAGATTGGTGACGATAATGCTTTTTGTAATTATATCCGCGTTTATTAGCAGGATAAGCACCATCATTTGTCTCTGCACTAGCAAATATACTTACTGCGATTATAGCTAATGTTATTAATAATAGTTTCTTCATGATATATATGTTTAATTAAAGGTTAAAAAAGAAATAATCCCTATCATTAAGCTATAAGATAGGGATTAACAGACTTAAAAAGTCTACCTGAACAACAGTGAGGTATAAGATTATCCGTGCTGTTATAAGTGTTATTTAGAAGAATCAAGTAATGCCATACTTGCTATTCCTCCAATTGCAGAACATACTATTATGAAATCCCCCATGTGATTTCCTCCCATCATTAAGATAGTTCCAAATACTAGAGTCACTGCACAATACAGTGAGAATCCATAAGCTAATGCTTTCATAATTTCTAAGTTTTAAAAAATCATTGGTAAAATGTATATTGCATCTAATGCAAGACATGTTATTACAACTGATATCCAATCAGTTGGTTTATCTGCTTTAAAAGCAGGTAGTATACAAAGAGTTATCATAAGTTTAAATTTTAAAGGTTAATAAATACATAAGCAAATCCGCAAAAGCTTATGAGTCATCTAATTTAACGGATCCCTTGGTAGGGTAGATGTTTCTACTAAGATGATTAATCTCTTTTAGCTAATAGATAGCGACAATACACTATATTTCAAGTGCATGTATTTAGTCAGCTATTACAGGAATCACCCATACTGACAGAAGTATTTTAATATTCATCATCAGGAGCATAGTCTTCTTCAAGCATTTGCTCAATGAAGTTCTGTGCTATATCACCGTGTATCTCAAACTTAGGTTTTACAGGTGTAGCTTTTACTCTTATAGTATTATTGATAATATGTTTAAGAGTATTTCTTAAGTGTTGTACATCCATTGTATCAACATCTATTTTTCTGCCATCTTTTGTGGTCCAATATGTCTTTTCCATTTTATAATGTTTTACGTGTACATATAATAATTGCACCTGTTGTTCCCCATCCTAAAAATGACCAGTTAGCAGCCATTAATTGATCATTGCTATCAGCAATAAATAATGCTGCTAAAGATACTGTCATCATAACTAAACATAATATAGTTACTACTGTTGCAAGAGTTATTCTTTTCATAAGTTTAAGTTTAAGTTTATTTTTAAGTTTAATGCATAGATAGTATTCCAACAAATACAGTTATTAAAACTGTTTTTAAGCTGTCCCTATAAGTCATAGGTTAGAAATATTTTTCTACTAAGATTGAGATGCATTCTCTTTTGGATACTCTATACACCCAGTTACTTCTTCCATTTAACCACGGTAGTAACACCGTAGGTTCTGCAATCCCTCTGCACTCAGTTGTAATAGCTCTATTGGCTAAATGAAAGCATAAGTTCATATACAATCAATATTACAACTGCTCACCCTTGGGAAGTGAGTTGTGGTGCATTAAACTCTTTGGACCTCCTGCCTTTGCTTCAAGGTAGGCAGAACCACAATTGAGGTCCTCAAGTATACATAAATAATTAAAAACATCACAGCAAGGTTCTCGTCCTTGCCTAATTCAACGGTAGTCCCCACCCTTATAACATTACCTCTCAGTTAAGAGTCAGTAATAGCTTTTTATACAAGTTGACCTCTTGTAATTGGACTGTGATGTTAAAACTCTCACCCATTGGATACTTATATTGCTATAAGCACAAGGTTGCAATCCTTGATACTCTTTAAGAATTGTACTATAATAATAGGTTTTTCTGACTATCTTAATGTATTATTCCTGCTTGGATGAGAGTAATTTTAGTTATGGCAGTTTAGATTAACGTGCTTCTCTACCCAATGCACTGGTTCTTTTTTATACTGGTGAAAACTTCTTTATATCCAGATTTGATTAGTAAAATTAAGCAGTTTTATATCATGCTTAGGATAATGGTCTGGAGGCTAATCCATAGAATCGGGAATTACATACTCAAAGCAATAAGAGTAAAACCACTGATTTGTGTTACATGTAATCTGTTACCTTCATTAGTTCAGGTATACTGATTAGTATTAATCAAGAGAGACATCAAGTACTTGATATCCTTGTGATAATGCAATAGTTCTTGCTTCTTCTCTTGATTCAGCATGAACTGTAATTACCATCCTACCTTGAGGAGTATAATAACCTACTGTATATTCATTCATAATTATTAATTAATTAGGTGTTTGATTTTCTAATGCAGATAGATCAGCTTCAATAGCCATCTGCAGTTCTTCTGATAAACTACTAAGAGCAACTATAGCTCCTTGATAAATTAAGCCATACCCTTATTAAAGGATATGACTTATCAATGCTTTAAGCATTCTCGTTACGTAACCAGCTTGGGTTAGTAACTA